TGGTTTCAGCAAAGTCGCCCTGCTGGATGTGACGCAGGGCGCTGCCCAGTTCTTCCCACTCACTGTCCGTCATCTCAGTGCGGACAGGATCATCCTCATTCGATGTGCGGTCTTTCGATGGGGCGCCAGCGTCTGTCGTTGGCGATACCGAGAACTTCTGCGATAGATGCGCCCACAGTGCATCCACTTGCGATTGCGTAAGCAACGGCAAACGCGACGGTAATCCGCCGCCCCACTCGTACCGCACTCCTGAGTCGTGCGTGCCAGCAGCGACGAACTGCTGACCATCGCCCAGCAGCTCGATCTTCTTGCCACGCTTCTCGTGATCGAGTTTGATGATTCGCTTGTCGCATGATTCTTCCATCAGAAACGGCACGAGGAACTTGAAACTGTTGGATCGCTTACGCACTGACCAATCACCTGGGGGCAGCGCGTGCAGCAGCTGTATCGCGATCCGTTGGCTCAGCTCCTCATCGTTCACATCGACATCGAACGCGTACACACCGCTCAGCGGGCCGGTGCGCACGCATACGTTGTAGCGCGAGTCCTTCGACCAGATCGCCAGGGCGTCGGGCAGGATCTCGCGCACCTGCCAACCTGTCAGCCCGTGCGCTTGACCCTCAGCATTGTACACGCTGGGGATCTTGCCGACCTTGCCCTCCAGCGCGCTGCCAGGAAGCACGCGCACGTCGGGGCCTGCCGGCACGCAGGGCAGCAGGTTGGCGCCTAAGCCTAGCGCCAGATCAAAGTGACCCCACTCGCGTGGGGTCGCGCCAAGTGACATGAGCTAGATCAGCTCGAACGAGCCCGAAGGCGTCGTCAGTTCCTCATCCGCGCTGCCGTTGGCGTCAGTGTCGGCGTCTGCCTCACGAGCCACACGCTCACGGGCGCCGACGCGCAAGGCGACGCAATAATCACACTCACACTTGCCATCCGCACCGGCGGTGATCGCGGTGTCCACCGTATCGCGATTGTCGGCGATGGAGAGCAGCAGATCGTCGGTGCGCTCACGCATCGCGGTGATGATCGCCAGTTGTTGCGCGACGTGCTCATTGAAGATCTTGGTGTCCTGGGCCGCGAGACGATACACCTCGTCCAGCTCGGTCTGATAGACCTGCTCGGTCTGATAGTTCCCGATGCGCTCGATGGCGTTGTCGTACTGCTCCTGCAGGATCGCCTTCTCTTTCTGCAGATACTCCACTTCCGTTTCCAGCGCATCGTTGAGATCGGCGTCCTGATCGATCACCCGGGACATCTGCACTACGTACTGTCCCAGCGCATCGCGCTGCGCAGTCACGTTCTCGATCTGCACCTGCTGCGAGGCCAGAGCGCGTCCGATCTCTACCGCTTCGGACTGCCCGATGCCAGCGTTTTGATAGACGCCCAGCACGAGGCGATTCAGTGTGTCGAAAATACCCATCGAATGTACTCCTGTTTGATTAAAATCAGTTGTAGTGCGAGAACCCGCTGACAATCGCGATCCCCAGAGAGAATGCGATGGCGAGACCCGCGTAGAATTTCCAGCGCCGCACGCGGTGATTAGCGCTGCGCACAACAGCACGTCGAGCAGTATAGGCTGCGTTCAAGGATTCTTGGTACCGGCACCGCCACGCATTCGCATCGGCCAGGGCGGCGGATATGCGCGCATCGCTGCCCGCCGTGAAGTCCACCTGATCGCGCAAACCGTTGAGCGTGGTCTCCAGATCCTTGATCACCGCCGCCTGGGTCTCGTTGGCGCGATCCTTTGCCTCGATCAGCTTAGCTGCGCGCTGTAGCAGCAGGCCGAAGTAGATGTAGTGCACTTGGTCTTCGTTGTCCAAGCGATAAGCCACGCCGTCGGGATCCGTATCTCGAATCGCTTCAAGCAGGCTGGTGGTTTCAAGATCACGGCTCATGACTCTCTCCCGGGTATCGGTAGGGCACGCCAATCACAGCGACAGGCGCGCGACGCGGAATGCTGGCCACTGGCATGCTCTCATCGGTCTCACCGGGCCAGTAGAACGTGTTCTTGGTCTCAATGATCGGACCCTTGGTCGTGTACGTGGTATCCACCACGGGGGACGTACGATACCACTTGCGATCCGTCAGCAGCAAGCGCGCCGTCTGCCCCAGTACCAGGGGAGGCGCGACATCCACGTAATTGATGCGTGGCTTGTTCACGCCATGACTCGGTAGTGCAGCTTCAGCTTCTCGCCCTGGGCGTTGCGTGTCTCGACTGTCTCGCCGTTGTACAACGCCACCATCTCAGCAGCTGTCAGCTCGATGGGTGTCAGTGGTGTTGTGATGGGCAGCGGTGTGAAGAGCCCGGGGTATTTCTTCGCCACCTTGGTAGCGAACTCGTCGTAGCTCAGTGCGCGGTCGAGGACGCTGCAATCCACCTCGACATTCGCGAACAGGTCGCCTGAGTGCAGATACTTCAGCGAGTAGGTCCAGTACACCTTGTCCTGCATCTGGTCCCAACGCTCCTCGCCTGCTGTCGCGCGTACCGCGTGTCCTGCGTCATCTGCAAGACGTTCGAGGATAGCGGAGATGGCTGTTTTGTTCAGCAATGTGTTCGCCATAGGCAGCTCCTACAGATTGGCTGTGTAATCGTGAATGCGATCCGCGAGCACGTGCACGCGACGCATACGGTTGAGTAGCTTGTCGATCTCGCGTGCGCTCTTGCCCTCCGCGTCGGCCGCGTAATGCGCCTCGGCTACCCGCAGCGCGTCCTCAATCGACTTCCACTCACCTGGGGCGAACGTCGGCTTCGGCATGTATGGCTCCAGTTGATTAAGGGGACTTCTTCACGGTGGCACAGATCTAGGCCCGTGTCAAATGCCGTGCCCTGTGCTCGTGCAGTGCGTTCGGCCGGCAGGGGGCGGGAGCCAGTGTCAATGGCTCCTCACCCGTGATTGTGATCTGCTCCACGGTGCTGCCGTCCAATCGCTGGGCGATCACGGTGCGTACCGTGTCGCCCAGGCGTGTGCGCATCTCGTGGTGCCCGATGAGCCGGCTACTCATCGATGCCCGTGACGTGCAGCTCGCACTCGACCACGGCCACGCGCATATCCACATTGCACGGGTACTCGGTGCCGTTTTCCAGATGAACTATCTTGCGCTTGACCTGGGAGCGCTCCCAGGGACGCCCTGGATCCGCTGTCTCCGTGTACTCGTTCGTTACCAGATACAGCGGGGCCAGCGAGCCCCTGGCACTGTTCACGGACTGCACCACGCTGCCCGCTAGCACCTTGCCCAGCGTCGTACCGAGCTGAACGGCTGCGTTTCTAACGATCTTCATGACGATTGCTCCTAGTTACGGGGATTCAATTCGGGCGGATGATAAGCACACCCGCCCGAACGTGTCAAATGCCCTCGGGCCGCTCGGGCAGGTAGGGGTGCTTGGTGTAGAACGCGCGCAGCGGCGTAATCGCCTTCTTCAGGTAGAAGTGAGCCAGGGACTGCGGGGGCGCATCGCGTCGCTCAATCAGCTCCATCAGCTGCTTCGCTGCAGCCACTGGCGCCTTCCAGTGGGCCCAGCCGTCAGAGTTGTTGTCCACTATCTCGATGTGGGCCTGGAGAATGCGCACAGCCTTGTACTGCGCACTCTCAGGGTGGGTGAACCGCTGTGCGGCCATCGCGACGTCGTAGTCATTCATGAACTTCATGACGCGCTTTCCTCGGACTGCAGTGCCTCGACCGCGCTGTTATCCAACGCGTGCTGGGCCGCATCCTTGGCGAATTGGATGTTGGTCTGCCAGGACGCGGCGGCAATGTCTTGCAGTGCCACTGCCAGCTGTGCGGCAAGGACGGCGAGTTTCTCGTGCGAAAGAGCCCGCAGATCGCAGGCTAGGATGGACGCTCTCTTGTTCATGTCTGTGCTCCTGATCAGTTACTAATTACGAGGATTGGATTGCAACACAGATCCGCCCAGGCTGTCAAGCGCTGTGTTGTTTAAACAAACTTGTTGACACGGGCCCTGGGGTGTAGATAATGGAGGCCTAGTAACTAGTAACTGACCCAGGAGCACGGACATGAAGAAGAGCCTCTCAGTCACCACCCCGGTCGGTGTCTTCACCCGCAACACCGAGAGCGCCTACACCCACATCGTGGTGTGGGCCTCACCCCGCGCCATGCGTGCCCTGGTACGCAGCCAAGCCAGCGACCCCGGATTCCACCCCTCGGGAGTCGGCCAGCGCTGGGTGAAGGACCACGGATACGGTGTGACTTGGCACAGCTCGGCCGACACCGCTGCCAAGGCCACCCAGGCATATCGCTGGGACGCCGCGGAATCCACCCTAGTGGGTGGGTTCGCGGTGCAGCCCGCCTGATCTGATCATCGAAGCTGACACCTGGGGCGCCTCGTGCGCCCCTTTTCAGCGGGCCTTTTTGTTGGTGCCTGCCACCTGGGCCCAGGCTATCTGACCAAACGCGAGTAGTCCTTGGCTGCCCACTGAAGCGTACGGCTCATCTGGTGCCTCAGAGCTGAGGCCTTGCGCTTGAACGCCTCCATCGCGTCAACGCGCAGCTGTGGGCGCTTCTCGGCCCAATCCTCAGCTATCACCAGCTCACGGTCGCGCGCCTTCCTGGCAGCTAGCAGGGCGCGCCTGTAGCGAATGCGTGCCTCGGTCCTGCGGTTCTTGTAGACGGCCAACGCCACGTCTCGTGCGTATGTGTAGTTATCCATCTCACAAGCGTACCACAATCCTGACGATGGTGCCCATCGTCAGTCATTAGGCTGTCCATCAGTCACGCTCAAGTAACTGATATCCAACGCTTCCTGAAGATAGGATGATAGATAGCCTTAAATAAGTGTGTAGAAACTGTCAGTATACATAGTGTTAACGTAATACGTGTGTGACACTTATACGTGTAGGACAGGTCATCTTCATCACCTGTATCGTCAGGAACGTATTAGTATCAATCACATAGCTATCGGTCTGTATACACACCCATGATTTGTATCGTCATCTCGGGCATCGTCAGGCATCCAGGCCTCACCTCGTACCCTCCTCTGGTGCCGCCTGCATGAGCGCCAATAGACTGGCCGTTAGCTCGGCTATGCGCCAATAGACTGGCTCCGCACGCCCCTCGTGCCCAACCCCAGTGCTGTAGTGCAGCATTCGCACCCGGTTGATACGTGACCAGATCTGTGACCTGAGGTGGTGTAGCATGCGGGCTCATACTACACCCTCGCCCCTCCTCCCCCTTTAGAATCAAGGGCTTAGCCTCGCCCCTCGGCCGCTCGGCCGCCTCGCCGCGCCCCTCGATGCGGGTAGAATCCCTAAAACCCCCTGGCCCAGGCGCAACTGTGACTGCCCCTGCTTCGTCGCCCCGAGAACCGTGACGGGTTACACAATTTTCGATAAAACAGCCCCCAGGATGCAGAAAAGCGGGGCAGCACATCCAAAAAAACGACATACATACCTGAGGGGAGGAAATTCTTCCCACCCCGCCACCGAGGAGAAAACACATGGCCGACGTAGTGACGACACCCGTGGCCCCGGTTTCCGTTTCAGTCGCCGTCCCCGCCTCCGTCACCTCCGCGGTGACCGGCGAGGTTACGAAGGTCGAAGCGGAAGTGAAGACGTTCTGGTCAGAGTACGGGTCATACTTCAAGTATGCCGCGGTCGCGCTGGTCGGTGCGGTCATCGGGCACGTTCTGTGAACGCCGGGTCGGAGAAGGGGACATCGGTCACCCCGGACGCAAGTCCGGTCACCCCGCGAACCCCCCAACAGGAGCGCGCACAAGCTCCACCGACCCCCGTTCCTTCCCCGCGTCGCGTGCAGCTGCCCCTCGGGGGCGCTGCGGACTTCTTCTCGCGAGAGCAGCTGACGATCCTCTACCGCTGTACCCACGGCGAGCTGGGTCGACTGATCTGCCGCAAGATGGCACCCTTGCCGATCCGCGTGGACGGCGTTATTTTCTGGTACGCAGACGAGACACTGCTGGCACAGCCCCAGGTGATGAGGACGCTGGAGCGCTGGCGACGACATTGACCGCACCCACTGAGGCATCCTCATGACCATCACCGTTTCCACCCTCCCGGGTTTCGCCTACTGCTACAACGATCAGAACAATGCGGCCAACGGTCGCAGCGCTCTCGTTCTGGCATCCGTCTGTGCGCTCGATCTGAAGGCACTCTCGCCGGCCGCGCTCGCTCCGCAGAACCCGCAGGAACCTTATCCCTCGATACTGCAGTCGTCCGCGGTCGGCGGCAACCAGGGGCTGTTCCCGCTCGCCGGTGGACCGACGGGACCGGCCGCGCAGGCTGTCGGCGGATTCAATCTCGGTCAGCAGGTGGCGTAATGACGATCTTCTCCTCGCCCCTTCCCGGGTTCGCGTTCTGCACGAATGATTTAAACAACTCCGTCAACGGTCGCTCGATCCTTGCGCTGGCATCCATCGGTGCCGGCGGGGTCGCGCCGTTCGGAGTCCCCCCTGGAACGATCCCGGGTGTATCCGGCATCGCGACCAACGTGCGCGCTGACGGGCTCGCCTTTGGTGATGGCGGACCCAACGCCCCCGCTCCGGTGCCGCCGGCCTCGGTCGAAGTTGTGTCTCAGCACGCGAACTGGCTCGAATGCGTCGGAGGCGGCGCAGCGGGCAGCGGCGCGACTCCTGACACTGGCGCTCCGGTTCTGACCGGCGTGTCGGTACCCATCGTGTCGATCCCCAATTACGGCAACGCGAACATCGCGTCGACCATCGCGTAAGGAATTCACATGGCACTCAGCAACATCTACAACCAGATCAATCTCAGCTCTCCGAGCAATCCGATGGTGATCCCGGGATTCGTTCCGTGCGACAACAACACGGCGCAGGCCGGCGGCTCGGGCGCGGTCAACCAGCTCGTGTCGCAGAGCAACGGTGCCGGCGGAAACCTTCCGGGCCCCGATGTCATCGTCACCCCGGGTGCGCCCGTGCAGACTGACCTGCGACTCGGCGGCCCGAACCCGAACATCCTGCCGACCACAGCGCAGGCTGGGCTCAGCAACGGTACAGTCGATGGCGACAACGCGGCCTCGACATGCCAGGGCGGCGGACAGGGCGCGCAGAGCACCGGGCTCTTCACAAGCCAGGGCGCCATGTCGCGCGGCCAGATCACTGGCGGCGGACTCGAAACTGCGCTCGCGGCGAACTAGGAATCACCATGACATTCGCAGCCTACCCAATCAATCCGCTCCCGGGACAAGACTTCTGTGCGAACGATCCGCAGAACCCGCCGGTTCTCGTGCTGCTCTCGCGCGGATTCAACACGGGCGTCGACAGCCCGCTCGATTCGAATCCGCCTCCGATTGCGCCGCTGCAGGATACGCGCAGCGTGTCCGTGCCGCCGCAGTTTGCCAGCGTGGCCCCGGCCCCGAATGCGCAGGCGATCTCAACCAACCTGCCGCTCGGCACCGCGAACCAGATCACTCAGCTCGGAGCTGTGGGCACAGGCCTGCAGCGCATGAACACGCCCGCTCTAACCAGCGCGGTGCTGTAGTCAATTCGTTTAAACAACTTCGTGAGGTGAGACCATGAAGACTTTAGTACCGTGGATTGTGGCCGGCTCACTCGCCGGGGTGTCAGCCGGCAGCCTCGTACATCGCCAGCACGGCACGGACCCTCTTGCGATGTCGCAGCAGATCGCGCACACCGATGACTCGCCCGCGATGTGCATACAGCACCACGGGGTCGTCTCGTGGACGGAGATCGATGGGCAGGCAATCTTCCTGGGATGCCTGCACGGATCGACACCGTGAGCCTCGCGTCGTGGGTAGCAAAGATCGGCGTCAATCCGACCTTCATCGCCGCGAACGCGCATTGTTGGTTCGCTTTTGCGGTCATTGTTACGGCCCATCGCCCGGTGCTCGCGCTGCCTGCCCTCGCTGCGGCTGCCGTCAAGGAATTCTACTTCGACGCGCACTACGAGGTGCCAAAGCAGACCTTCACCGACAACGCGACTGATTTCGCTGGATACGCTCTCGGGATCGCACTCGCTGTTTTCAAACTGAGGTTCCTGCCATGAACATTTTCGTCATCGTTGCTTGGTTGCATCTGCTGAGCGCTCCTGGCGCAAAAGATACCACGATGGAAGTGCAGTCGATGGAACTCGGCGGCGTGGTCAAGGAAGCGCGCGTGTGCGGCGAGATGAACAACCGACTGCCTGAGATCCTGAAAGATCTGCCGGATGCGGCCAAACAACTCGCGGATGGATACATCCCTGCGGTTATATGCGGTGTGGCGGCTCCCCCGGCCTCAGTGACACCGAAGACATCGGAACCCAAGACCGAGGACCCGGCACCGCCGGTTCGCTCCGAGCCTGGGCATCCTGATCAGCCCAAGAAGCCGAGCGCGGTGATTTAAACGTGGCGGTCCAGTATTCAACAACGCATCGTAACAACAACATGGCGGACTTGACGTCCGACCTCGGTACGACGCCGTTCCTGTTGATCTATACTGGATCCGCCCCTGCCAACTGCGGCACGGCAGCGTCGGGCACATTGCTCGGTACGCTGCCGTGCTCGAATCCATTCGCTGCCGCCCCAAGCGGAGGCGTGCTGACGGCGAACGCGATCACGAGCGCAACCGCAGCCGCCGGCACCGCTGGATACTGGCGACTCTGCACGAGCAGCGCCGGCACGACAGTCGTTGCCCAGGGCAACGTCGGCACCTCGGGTGCGGATCTCAACTTCGCTGGCGGCGATGTGTTCACCTCGGGTGGAACCATTGCTGTCACCAGTTTCACTATCACAGCGACAGGAGCTTAAATGAATGTCTACGGGCTCACCTTCAAGCCGACTGCCCCTGCGGCGCCCTTCGCGGGCGAGCTGGAGACAGACGTGTCTTTAGGTACCGTAGACTGGATTCTGCAGCTGTCGGCTGACACAAACGAATACACCGCGTTTCCGCAAGGTAATGCGCCAGTCAGCCCGTTCACTACGTCCACAGTTCCGAACTTCACGGGGTTGACATCGGCGCTCTCGCAGCCGTTCATTGGTCCCGGCGGATACGTTACGCCGACCACCGGTGTTACCGCGATCCTAAACGGTGCCGGCACCAACGGTTCCACACTGCCGGCCGGGTTCTCGTGGAACAGCGCGACGCTGAGCTACAACGGCACCGCGACGGTCTCTCTGGTTACCGGTTTGAGCGTGACCTACACGCTTACCGCGACAGGCGCGCAGCTGACAACCAACACGTTCTCGATCTCTGCGGTCGGCGGTGCAAGCGATACGTTCGCGCCCACGATACCGACCACCGTGAAGGTCACGCTCAACAGTTCGTTCCAGCCGGTCATCACCTGCGATGCGCAGAGCGATCCGTCGCCTCCGCCTGCGAACTCTGGCGACTTCACCGGCATGAAGTGCTATCAGATCGCGAGCAACGTAGGATCCAACGGGCAGGTCACCATACCCGCGGGCACCGGTCAGTACCGCGACCAGCTCTCGGGCGTCGCGTTGGGATCTCCCGCGGTCGGTGGCACCTTCTCGCAGACCGGCGCGGTGGTGACCCTTACAGGCGGCGGCACGGACATCGGGTACGGCACTTCAGATCAAGGCTACTGCGCGCAGAACACGCAGGCATTGACTGGATCGTTCGTTCGCCGATTCAAACTCACGACGCTGACGAACTCCGCCAATCAGACGTACGCGAAAGGCGGCGCGTTTGTTTCACCGTCCATGAGCCCGACTGACGCGCGCGTGTTCGGCGTCTGCACGGTGGCCGCTGGCGGACAGATTCTGGCGCGCCCCACGAGTGGCGGCACCGGCACGGTCGTTGCATCTCAGTCCTCCGCCCCCTTCACGGCGCAGTACGGACGATTGATCGGCACCTACGCGGGGTCGTGGACCTTCGAGTTTGACGTTTCGCCCGACGGGCAGAGCTGGACAACGGTCGGTTCGATTGCCGGCGTGTCGATGCCCGCGACGGTGTACACCGGCCTGTGCCTGAGCGCGCACGACGCGGTCAGCACCACGACCGCAGTGTTTGCCGAGAGTTGCTTGAGCCAGGACGCCGGTATCAGTTTCACAGACACCGCGGTCACGCAGACCACGAACCCGCAGAGTTATACCGGGACGTGGCGCAGTCAGGACAACGCCGGCAACCTATCGGGTTTCGTCAATATCGCGATAACGATCCCTGGCACGAACCCGGTGTTCGGCGTGAAGGTGGTATCCGGCGGCACGATGCAGTATTACGACGGCACGCAGTTCATTCCGCAGGGCGGCGCGGTCAGCTTCGGCCAGGGCGACTTCACCACCTATTGCTCGGACCTCGCGCAGTTTAAGGCGTCCGACTGGACCGCTATCTGCAACAAATGGTTCTTCAACTGCATGCGCGTTACGCTTGAACCGGGCGCACTCGTTGCAAACACGAACAACTGCTGGACGAATCTTCAGACCACGATCAACGCATTGCTGGCTGCGAAGATTGTCCCCATGCTGGACACTCACTGGGAAGCACCGAACGCATACAACAGCGGTATCGGTGACGGTCAGCCCGGGTACCTGTCGCCTGATCAGATGATGGCCTATTGTCTCTTGATCGGCAATTTCTGCGTCTCGCGCCCCGGCATCGTGTTTGAAGGCTTCAACGAACCGATGGATAACGGCTCCTCTGGCGGCGCGATTCGCAGTTCGACGGTTCTGAATTTGCTTCGGAACGGCAACGGCGGCACGTTCATGGGGTCGATCACCGGCTCCGTACTTACCGTGTCGCAGATGCTTCATAGTTCGAGCGCGGTCGTCAATGGCAACTCGGTGGTCTATTCCGGCGCGCCCGCGGGACTGCATATCACCAGCTTCGGCACCGGCACTGGCGGCACCGGCACCTACAATCTCAGCTCGTCTCCCGGCAATCAAGGTTCGCAGCTGATGGCGGATGTCGGCACCGCGGCTTGGTACGACCAAGTCGGCGGCCAGGGTTCGCCTGTCGAGAAAGTGACCTCGGTCAACATCATGGGACACCAGCAGTTGCTGGACTTTTTCCGCTCGACCGGCGCACCGAACGTATTCATTTTCTCGTGCCCAGGCTGGTGCAATAACGTCACGCAATCGGTGTCGGTGACCTACGGGGGCACAACGTATGTCGGCGTGAATCCGCAGGATGATATTGCACCCGCGGGCTACGTCGGAACATGGATCCCGCAGCTCGCCGGGTCGATGCACTATGCGCCGACTTACGGCGGCATGAACCCGTACCTCGCTATCCAATCACTCGGTATCGTGCCGTGGATGACTGAGTACAACAAGTCGACGAGCCTGACGTTCAACGGATTGACCGCCATCGCCGGAATGAACTCGATTGGGATGGGGCGCAACGTATGGTCGGTCAGCAGTTCAGGCTGGGCCAGCTGGTCGAGCAATGCGCTGACTCCCGCCACGCTGCTGTCGGTGTCTCCGTTCACGCCGAACAACAACGACGTCTTTACAGCGCTGCCGCCGTAAGAGGCGTTAGATGACGGCCGTTACCGTCGATCAGCACAGCAGTGCTAGTGAGAGTGGTTCGAAGACCTATTCGACGAACCTTACGATCACGGCCGGCGCCACGCTGCTGCTGGTGTTTGAGTACAACGGCGGCAACGGATGCGGCACGCCTACCGGGGTGACGTACAACGGCGTGGCGATGACGATGGTCCCAGGATCATCTGTCGTAGAAACAAACAACTGCGAAACATCGATCTGGTACATGATCTCGCCGCCGACGGGTGCTTCGCACACGGCAACGGTGACCATCAGCGACTTCCCCGGCTACGCGGCGGTATTTGCGGTGTCCTTCAACAACACCAGCACGTCGACGCCGTATGCGGGTGTGACGACCAACGACGGCACCAACCAGGGACCGGCTACGCTGGGTTTGAGTGGGGCAGTGTCCGGGGTGGATCTGTACGCCGCAGTAGGCGCGATTGGAGCCACTGCAGGCACCGATGCGCAGACCACTATCGAATCGCAGCAGAACATCAACTCCTACGGCAGCGCGTTCTGCTCGGACTGCTTGGGAAGCGGATCCGGCTCGTTCAGTCTGACCTTCGGCGGTACGCTCGGGTCCCACTGGGCGTACTCGGGGCTAGTAGTCAAGGGCGTATCCGTGACATACACGGGCACCGCCGCGATCACGGAAGGAGCAGACGCCGTCGCTGGCGTCGGTAACTTCGTAGCGATGCCCGGTGGCTACGTGGCCGCCGCGGTGCAGACGGCGATCTATGCGGGCTCGGGATTCGCGCTTCAGCAGATTGCAACACCGATCTCCGCGATTGGTGACACGTGGTTTACGACGCTGACGAGCCCGGGCGGCTACATTCCGCAGCCCCAGTTCGACAGCACGGTGGTTGTATTCTCTGGCGGAGACAACTCGCGCCAGTCGTTTCAGGCAGAGCTGTATCGCGCGGGCACGCAGGTGTTTGACGGACCCGGTACGGTGTGGGTCAACGAGATTCCGCCGATCTGGAGCGCAGTCGTTATCCCCGGCCTGAATGTGGGTCAGCCGATGGTTCCGTTCAATCTCAACTCGGTTTGCGTGTCTACGGAAGGCGATACACTCACATTTGCAGTCGCTTCGGGCGCGTTGCCCCCGGGTCTGTCTCTGAGCGTCGCGGGGTTGATCACGGGTACTCCGACCGCGGTGCCTCCTAATCCTGGCGGGGGACCGGTGGTGTTCTTCGTCACGTTCAGCGCGACGGATTCGACCGGATCAATAGTAGGTCAGACGCTGAGCGGGCTAACCGGATTATCGGTTAGCACGTTACTCCCCTGCCTGCCGCCGGCCACAAAGCAGGTAGGATTCGGCGGCAACATATGGGGCGCGAGCGGCGGATCCGCGGTGCCGGTCAACGCATCGACTCCGTGGCTGAAGTCACTCTCGTATGGCACCGCCCAGGCGAATGCGCTGGACACGCAGACAGGTTTATCAGTTTTGGCCGAAGCATCGACGGCTTTTCGTCCGCTCACTGCGAGCGTGTGCTCGGTACCTTCTACCCCACAAGTGGGATAATCCGACTCTTGGTTGAGCCGGCGTTTTGTTGATGCGCGCGAGCGCGAGGTTTAAACATGGCTTTTCGAGGCGTCTTCTCAGACGATTTCTATAACGCGATTGCGGTCCTACCCGCTTCGCAGTACAACGCCAACGCTAGCGGCGTCAACTTCACTGCTTCCGCATCGGTCCTGGCCGGCGCGCAGGTGAATACGCTGGCGATCAGCGGCGACGCTGGTGCGGACACTGTCACGACCGATACGGCCGTGAACATCATCTCGCGCCTGCAGAGCGCCGTTGCTACGGCATACGCGGCTTCGCTCGCTGGCTTCGGTGCCGGCGTGCAGCCACCCCCGGGTGTCCCGAACCTGTTCAACCTGACGTTCCTGCTGGTCGTTGTGAATAACAACTCCGCCTCGGGCGCGATCACGTTGGCCGGCGGCGCGGGCGTCACCATCAACGGCACGGCAACGGTCGCCATCACGACCAGCCGCGTCTATCAGGTTTCCGTCACGTCGCCGACCACGGTGGTGCTGCAGAACCTGTTCTCAGGCACGGTCTAAGGCCGGCTTTCAACAGAGGAATGATCACATGAGCGAATCATACGGCAAAGGCAGCATGACCCACAGTTTCAAGGAATCGTACGGCGAGAAGCGCAAGGGCGTCGTCGAAAAGACGGTCCTTGATCGCGGCGAAGACAAGGACGGCGGCGGCGAAGGGAATTTGGCCCCGGTCGCGTCGAAGCTGTACAAGGGCGCGCTCGCCAATCGTGGCGGCGGCGACCCGGCCCTGACCGAGCGGTAAGCAACTGCAGCGTTATACGCAGTCTTCGGATTGCGTATAACGCGCTCCTCGCATGCCACTAGAAAACTCAACCAGCAGCAAGGCTCGCGAGCGCAACACGCGTCGCGAGATCGAGGCTGGAAAACCGGTGAAGCAAGCCGTTGCCATCGGGTACGCCGTGCAGCGACGCGCGGAATCAGGACACAGACACCCCCAGCGTTTGGATCGAGACAAGGTCTCGAAATGGACGAAGGGCGAGAGATCATCGTATGGTTAAGAAAGCGTTGACGGGCCCATCGGGCCCCGGCAAAGCGTTACCGGGAAAAAGCGAGCCCGCGCCTTACGCGGCACGCAATCAGCGCGGTCGGTCGTTTCAGGTGAACCCACCCAAGGACGATACGCGGAATTCAGGCCTCGACAAGGACTACGCAAAGGTCCAGTCGTGGGTGCAGGGAAAACGAGGAAGTTACCGATGAGCGTTGATACAACCTTCAAGCCGATAGGCGCGACCTATCTGCTCAGCACTACGGCGATCCAGCCGACGCCAGATGCCTCTGGCACTGCGACGTTCCGGCTGCGTTGCTTGGTCGCGGGATACGTCACGTGGGGCCGCACGAACGCGGTCACCGCGGCTGGCGCCCCAGGCGCGACTCCGTCAGCGAACACCATCGGCGTTTCCATCGTCGGTCAGGTGACGTACATCGAAGTGCCCGCGGCTTCGTTCTTCATTTCGAGCGTTGCATCGTCCTTCGAGATCACGCCGGGTCAGGGCGGAACCGGTGGCTAAGCGGGTGCACATCATGGTGGATGGCGGCAGTGACACTGTACCGACACCTCCGAAGCAGCCATCCGAGCACGATATCGCGAAGGATCACGCGCGCTACGAGAAGCGCCGTTCGACCGAGCGTTGGATAGCGGGTTCGCTGAAAACGTCCGAGCACGAGAAGATTCATCGGCGCGCGGACCACATCCTCGCGGGTAAGCGTCCGAGGGACTTCAAGGGCGCGACCGGCGAGAACAAAGGTAAGAATCCGTGGTAATCATCCTCCAGGCTCGCACCGGGCAAGCTATCATCACGTGTCGCGTCAATCGGCAGTGGCAGTAGTCCGTGTCCCCGACCATAGGTAACCGATCCATCCAAGGGTCGCCGACCCTGCCGTATCCGCAGTTCAAGTCATACGCGGGCGCGGACGTTTTCCTTGACATGGCTTTCGTCGATCACACGCAGACGCCCGTGACGCCGACCACGCTGTTCTATCAGGTGGACGATATCACGGACGTCACGAACATGATTCCGCCTGTGACGGTCACGACGGGTCTGGCACCGTCAATGACGCTGCAGCTCCCTGGCGCGCAGATGCAGATGACGTACCCGTACGTTGGCTCGCAGCTGTGCCAGTTGGCTGGCTGGTTCCAGGCAATTGACTCGGTGACGGGTAACTCGTTCACCGCGCCGTTCATTTACATCATAGAGCTGTGCGCTATTCCGTCGCCAGTGGGTATTTCGTTTCCTTAACAGTCAGAGGTGAGATGATGACTGAGTTTAAACAACGCTTGATGGGCGATCTGATCGTCGTCGAGCCCGACAGAGTGGATGCGAAGAGCAAGATCCTGCTACCCGACTGGCAGCGCGTCCTGCGCGGCACCGTCATCGGCGTCGGCCCGGGCCGTATGCTGACGACGGGCAAGCAGGCTCCGATGATGACCAAGGTGGGGGATCGAGTGATCTTCGGCGCGGCCACCGGCATGGAGTCGATGTACCGCGGGACCATGATTCGAGTTATGAGAGATGACGACGTCGACGCAGTGGAGGTGAGTCATGGAGCTGCCTGAAGAACTGCTCGAAGTCCAGAAGCGCGTGCGCGTACTGCGTGATCGCGTGCTGGTTCGTCCGCTCACCTACGAGCACCCCGTGCTCGCGACGGTAGGCGTCGACATCCAGAAGGGCATCGTCATAGCGACGGGCTATGGTCGTCGTCAGCGCCGCAAGACGCCGTTTCATCAGAAGATGGACGGGTTCGGCACCGGCACCGACAAAACGCTGTGGTTTGAGGACGGCGAGGAGACGGGCAAGATCTCACCGATGCAGGCGCAGCCCGGTGATGTCGTTGAATTCAGTTTTCGCAACTACGTGATCGTCGACTTCGACAAGATTTTCGATTACGGCGCGAACGCGTCGACCGGACCCTGGCGCAAGCCGGCGTTTCCAGGCATCGGCGACCTAGTTTTCGTGTGGCAGAAGGCGATCATCAGCATAGATCCCGATGAATCGCTGTCCGACGCGATGTTGTGGCAGCAGAGTGCAGGCTACGACCGCAAGGGCAACTTCATGAGCGGTGCGGAGAGCTGGAATCATGGCTGATTGGCCGAAGTTGAGCAACAAAGAGATGGCGGCTATCGCCCCGCTGAACAAAGACGGACGCCCAGATCTCTATAACCACGTGCCGACGCGACTCGTGACGAAAGACGAAGCGCTCGCGCGCGGTTGGAAGCACTTTTATCTCGGCGAGGTGTGCGGATATGGGCATAAATCGACGTGGTTCGCGAATAACGACCGTATGTGCGTCGATTGCCATCGAATTCGCAAGGGCCGACTGCCGATGGGCGGACGCGGTGAAGCCGAATACACAAGCCACGGCAAGCGCGGCTCTTACGCGCAGCGAGATCCCGCGGCAAAGGTGCTCGGCGAGTCCACCATCGCTCCGCTTGAGCCGGATCCGCTCGAAAAACGGTTTTTGAAGGCGTACGCCGACAAGCGTGACTTCGCTGAGGCTGCTGCGGAGGTGGGGAAGACGATGGCGGACTTCCAGGCGCGGCTCAGCTACTCGAAACCGTTCCGCGAATCGGTCACGTTCCTCGAAGAACAGTATGGGCTATCGCACACGGCTTCGTTGACGGAGGATTTTGAGTGGACCGACGATAAACGCGTCCTGTTCTTCCGCGCGTGGATCAACACTGGCGATCTCGCCGCCGCGATATCGGCCATCGGATGCTCGAACTGGGCGTACGAGACCGAATTGCGTGACAACCCCGAATTCGCAACTGCAGTCGAAGAGATGCAGCCTTGGGCACTGAAGGTGATGGATCGCGAAGCGATCAGTCGTGCTTACAAGGGAGACAGTCGTCTCTTGCAGCGCGTGATGGAGGCTCATATGCCTGATACGTATGGCCCGCGCGTGAACGTGAACATGAATGTGACGGAGAAGTTGAGTGACGACCAAATCAACACCAGAATCCTCCAGCTCGTCGAGCAAGGATACGGCCGAATCATTAATCGAACTATCGATGCCGAGTTTACTGAACTTAAGCCGCAACGAGCGCTTGAAGCTTCTCGAACTGATGGAAGCGAAGCACCGCCGAGCAAGCCGCAATCGAATCTGGACCTACTTTAGTGATACAGGACCGTTTGCGCGGCACCTCTACCCTAAGTCGATGGAATTCTTCCGACTCGGAAAGGACGACGGTACGGGTCGTCCGAGGTATCAGGAACGCGCTATGTTCGGCGGCAATCGCACAGGAAAAACAGTCACCGGAACTTTCGAGGATACGCTTCACCTCACGGGTCTGTACCCGGATTGGTGGGAAGGCTATCGTTTCAAGCGCCCCGTAGAGTGGTGGGCTGCTACCGACACCGGTAAGAACACCCGGGACATTCTGCAGTCGGTGTATTGCGGCAAGCCGGGTGACGCCGCCGCTCACGGCACGGGAATGATTCCTGGCGATCTGATCCTGCGTACGACAGTGAAGCACGGTCTCGCGGACGCGTACGAAACAGTATTTGTGAAGCACGTGCCGACTGGCGGCGTGTCGACGTTGCAGCTTAAAAGTTACGATCAGGGCCGCATAGCATTCCAAGGCACGGCTAACGACGGCATTCACTTAGACGAGGAGCCGGACCTTGAGATCTATGCGGAATGTATCCTGAGACTCATGACCCGCAACGGCATGTTGTTACTAACAGAGACTCCACTGATGGGCGTCACCAAGCTGATGTTGGCATTCATGCCTCACCTCAGCCCGGTGCCTATCGACGAGCAGACCAATGGCTAAGGCATGCGTGATGGTTGGTTGGGACGATGTCCCCCACCTGTCTGCGGAATCGAAAGAGGCCGCACTCTCGGGTATCCCGCCCTGGCAGCGAGACGCGCGTATGTACGGCACGCCATCGCCGGGAGCGGGCGCGATCTACCCGATACCGGAGACGGAGATCCTGTGCGCGCCATTCACGCTGCCGGATCACTGGCCTCGGTCGTATTCGATTGACCCGGGCTGGAATCGCACTGCGGTCATCTGGCTGGCGTGGAACCCGGACGATGGCAGCGTGTTCGCCTACGACGAATACTACGTCGGTGTCCGCGAGCCCTCGTCGCATGCAGCGGCGATCAACGCCAAGGGTAAGTGGATGGCTGGCGTGATTGATCCGGCGGCCAAAGGCGCGCGAGGACACGACGGCAAGAAGCTGACTGAGGTTTACGCTGACCTGGGACTGACGGTAGAACTGGCGGACAACGCGGTTGTAGCGGGTCTCACGAAGGTGTGGCACATGCTGGCGATAGGCCAGCTGAAGATATTCAACACGATGACAAACACGCGCAACGAGATGCGCCTGTATCGCCGCAACGACAAGGGCGAGATCATCAAAGAGAACGACCACCTAATGGACGCGCTGCGTTACAACGTAATGAGCGGGCGCGCGGTGGCAAGAGTTAAGCCCGCGGATGGCCCCGACGGCATGCCGTGGTTTCATTGGAATCCGCCGGATTGGTCCGGCTAACACAGGTGAGGCAAACATGGCTATTTTTCTGACACTACAGCACGTGGACGGCTTGCGACTTCGCCAGCAAGTCGCGGCGACGGTCGAGCGCGTAAAAGGTACCGAAACATCGGACGGAATGGTGGTCGGAGCCAAGGAATGGCACTTCGAGAAGAAACCCGGTACGCGCGAGGATGTTGAGGTGGAGCAGGACCGCGACAAGCGCAACCCCGACAAACTGCTGGGCACGTACTCGCCGAGCATCAGTTTCGGGCTGAAGAATCTGGTGGTCGAGCGCAAAGGCGCGGTCACCAACATCGATTTCCGCAACAGCAGCGTGCGCAACATCATGCGCATCAAGACGCAGGTGCTGGCGCCGGTTGGCAAGAAGGATAAGGAAGGCAAGGACATCAAAGCGTGGACGGATCAGAACACAATCTACTTGCCGCCCAATCAATGGGGCGGTTTCGCAGTCGGCGAAGGCCTGCGGATTATTCTCGACGAGATGCCGACGTAAGTGGCGTACGGGCCTAGCAACTACGATCTGGCAGGCACGGTTCCTGGGTTCGAGACCCAGGACCGATCCAACCTGCCTGGATTCGAGGAAGAGGTAAACGACAACGAGCTGCTGCTCGGGCGCGGGCGCATGTTCTACGACGAGGGCGTGGGAGCCTTCGAAGAGAACCGGCGCATGCACTCGGAAGATCTCAACTTCGTCTACAACTCCGAGGCTATGGGCCAGTGGGATCCGGTTGTTCTGATGAATCGGCGCGGAAAGCCGTGCTACACGTTCAATCGCTGCATCGGCCCGGTCAACACCATCGTGGCGGATATGAGGCAGACGCGCCCCTCCGCCAAGGTGCGGCCGGCGTCGGACGGAGCGAAGGAAGATATCGCTGACATCTACGCGGGCCTGGGCCGCTCGATTGAGCAGGCCTCGCGCGCGGATGTCATCTATAAGGGCCAGTACAAGTATTCAGTGGCTGGCGGATATGGCGCATGGCGCGTCATGCCGGTGTGGGAAGCTGACGATGGCGAGGGTGCCTTCGATCAGGTGCTACGTGTCGTCGACATTCCGAACCCGCAGACAGTGGTGTGGGATCCTGAGTGTAACGACCCCACGGCAGGCGATGCCAACCGCTGCATGATCGCGGAGCGTATCAGCGAGAGCATGTACAAAGCGCTCTACGGCGACGCGGATGATAGCGGGGTTAGTTTAAATTTCTCACGCGACAGCTATGGCTGGTTCACGGACCACGAAGTGCGCATCGGCGAATACTTCGAGCGCGTGCCGAAACAGAAGCAGATTGCGCTGATGGAGAATGGCGACGTCGTAGATTTCGATGCGCAGCTGAAAGCGCGCGAGAAACTGTTCGACGAGCACGGATTGACAGCAGCGGGCGATCACGTAAATCGAATCGCCACGGATCGCGACGGCAACAAAAAGATTCGCACCACCATTTCCTGGCAGGTGCTGTGGGTCAAGATGGACGGTTCGCGCGTCCTTGAAGGCCCGTACCTCTATAACTGGAAGCGTATCCCCGTTGTTCGTTGCCCTGGTCGCTACGTCAACATCGAGGGCCGCAAGAAACTTCAGGGCCTTATCCGTCACGCGAAGGATGCGCAGCGCAGCTACAATTCGCGCTGCTCGGACATGATCGAGCGCAGCGCTCTCATCCCGAAGGCTCCGTACCTCGTCACCGAGACGATGATCAAGGGTTACGAGAACGAGTGGAATCAGGCGAACGTCGCCAGCCGCCCGTACCTGCCATACAACATCGACAAGAACGCGCCGGAAGGCGGCATGCCGTTCCGCACTCCGCCTATCGATCTGCCGCAGGGTGCTCTCGCGCTCGCGCAGCTGGCGCAGTCGGACATCCAGGCGACCACCGGCATCTACGATAACAACCTCGGCAACGCGGAGGAAATGAATCGCGTGTCGGGTAAGGCGCTCGTGCAGCACACGAAGCGCTCCGACCTGGGCAGCTATGAATTCGTCGACGGCTACAACGCAGCTCTGCAGCTGACGTGGGAACTGTTCATCGACATGATCCCGACCGTGTATGACACGGAGCGGGTGATACGCATTCTCGGCGCTGACTTCTCCGAGCAGGTTGCGCGTATCAATCAGGAGAACCCCGAGGACGCGGGGAACCTGATCAACGATCTCAAGAAAGGCCGGTACGATGTGACCGTCACCATCGGCCCGAACTTCCAGACTCAGCGCCAAGAGACGCTGCAGATTCTGCTCGAAGCTGCGGAGTCCATTCCGCTCGTCGCTCAGTATTGCCCCGATCTTCTCGCGAAGAACCTCGATTCGCCCGACGCGCACGAGATGGCGCGACGGCTGCGTATCCCGCTCATTCAGCAGGGCATCGTTAAGCCCTCCGAGGGCGAGAATGTGCCCCCTCCGAAGCCCGATCCGATGAAGCAACTGGAGCAGGCGCTGGCGCAGGCGAAGTTGCAGAAACTCGGCGCGGACACAACCATCGCGCAGAGCAAGGCCGGCATGAGCCACATGGAAGGACTGCGAGTAATGTACGAGACCGCCGGCCGACATCTAGCCAACGAGCTAGCGGCGAAAAAGTTAAGAGAACCCGGTGCAGCTGAAGAAGCGGAATCCACCGCGCAGGGAACGTCTACACCGACGCCCCAGCCCCAGTCTGCTTGATCTGGTGACATCGCCTCGCGGCAGCGATATGCCGTGCATTTAGGAGATCACGATGGCCTTCACACGCGAAGAACTGGCGGAGTATGAAAAACGTCCGCAGGTTCAGGTAGACGACAAGATCAACCCGTTTACGGGTAAAACGCCCCCTGCTGCGACAAAGCAGGATCCGCCGGCCGACGAATCGGTCACTGTTGAAGACGATGCCGACCTCGGAACACCCCCATCGGGCGACGAGGTTGTAACGGACCCTGACGAACAGGGAGATGGGACTTCGGACGAAAATGGCGCAAATGGGGATCCGTCCACCCCAGACCCCGCCGCTCCCAGCGGCGAAACAGAGACCACCGAGACGACAGAGGACGACGGCAGTACCGTCACTCCGCCGCCGAAGAAAGGCTCTGCTGCGGAACGCATTCAGGAAGTGATCGACGAACGCGAAGGCTACAAGGCCTACGGCACATACGCACAAGAAGTAATCGCTGCAAAAGATGCGGAGATAGCTGAGCTTCGAAAGAAGGTCACTACTCCGACCCCCGCAGCGACTGCAACCCAAGCGGAGCCGGCAGACCCCATGCCCTCGATGGAAGACCCCGGGATCAACTATGACCCCACGGCATTCAATCGAGAAGTCAAAGCGTGGACAGATCGGGAACTTGCAAGGCGGTCTAAAGCCGCTGCAACGGCAGCATCAGCACCAAACACTGAACTCCAAAAAGTAGTAGAAACGTACAACGCACGCGCGGCGAAATTCGCCGAGACGCACAAAGACTTCGTAACTGCGGTCTCTACCCTACCGACTTTTGGCCCCCTAGCTGCTCGCACAATGATTCTCTCTGAAGACGGCCCCGACCTCCTGTACTGGCTCGGTAGGCACAAGGTCGATGCAGTGCGCATCGCCAAGTTGCCTCCCGAGGATCAGCTACTCGAACTGGGCACGATCAGAGCAACCATCAAGCAAGGAAAACCCGTGATAGCCCCGAAGAACGCCACCCCTGCGTCGGACGCGTCTAAGACTCCGACGGTTAAGACAACGAAGTCCACATCCAACGCCCCTCCGCCGCCGACTCGCGTACCTGCTGGCAACCGCTCGCAGGCCAGAGACATTCAGGATCCAGGCCTGAGCATGGAAGATTTTGCGAGACGGCATTACGAGGGTCGCCAATCTCAGCGCGAAGCGTCGCGAAAGCTACGCGGGCTGAGATGACCTCTGTTTTGAAGGAAAAAAATGGCTAATTCACTCATCTCTGCTCAGTGGGTCGCACGTAAGGCGCTTGTCCTTATGCACTCCAAGAGCAACTTCACGGGACGTACAAACCGTGACTTCCAGAGCCTGCTGCCGGGACCGATCAATGGTGTCATCCTGGGCCAGCAGCTCTCGATCCGTCTGCCGTTCCAATACGTGGCCCGCACTGGCCCCGCGATGAACGCGCAGAACAGCGTGCAGCGTTTCGCAACGCTGAACGTCAACAATCAGGCCGGTGTCGACCTGAACTTCACGTCCGTCGAACGCGCGATGTTGGTCAACAACTTCGAAGAGCAGTTCCTCGAACCGGCAATCGCGAAGGTGGCTTCGGTCCTCGAAGTTGCCACGACCGCTGTTGTGAACAGCGTGCCGAAGTTTGTTGGCGCTTACAACACGACTGAGACCTTCAACCAGCTGCTCGCCAACGAGCGGTACTTGACGGAAACCCTTGCGCCGGAAGGCAGCAAGCGCACGTTCCATGCGACGCCGCAGGCCTCGCAGTATTTCGTGCAGGACAACAAGGGTCTGTTCAATCCCGAGAGCACGATCTCTGATCAGTGGCTTGAGGGCGTGATCTCCGACAAGGCGGCCGGGTACATCTGCTTCCGTAACACGAAGCTGCCGACCCACTTGATTGGTGCGATCACTGGCTCTACCCCGGTAGTGAACGGCGCGGGACAGTCGAACTCGGGCGCGGGTAACGCGTTTGTGTCGACCTTCACGCTGAACACCAACGGCTGGGGCTCGGGCACCACGACGCTGAACGCGGGCGACATTGTCTCGATTGCGGGTGTCAACGACGTTGACCCGGAATCGAAGATTTCGCTTGGCCGCTTGAAGCAGTTTGTGGTCACTCAGACCATCAGCGATACCGCTGGCGCGATCTCGGTCCCGCTGGCCCCCGGTATCATCACGGGCGGCGCTTACCAGAACGTGGACTCTGTCCCCGCCACTGGCGCAGCGATCCTCGTGTTCGGTCAGTCCGGCACCGCGGCCCTTGCCGCTGCGTCTGGTCAGCTGATCAAGCAGTCTCTCGGCTGGTACCGTGACGCGGTAGTGTTCGCCAACCCCCCGATGCTCGATCTTTCACCCCTGGTGAAGATGACGGCCGCGGAGAGTTTCGAAGGCTACAACATCCGGTTCGCCCAGCAGTGGGATCCCAGCAACGACGTGCTTCCGGCGCGTCTGGACGTGATCTACGGCTTCGTTTTGGCTTACCCTGAAATGGCTGTCCGTCTGATCGCAGTGCCGGCATAAGGAGAACTGAGAATGGCTAACATTCAAGTCGGATACGGGCACGGCGATGTCGTGGCTCTGCCGTTCGATTTCTATTCGAGCGTCGGTGGTGGCGCCCTGGTAACAGGTCAGACCATCAACATGCAGAGCGGCAAACTGGTGTTCCATCTCGCGGCGACTCTCGCCGCCGAGACGGTGAACCTTCCGCTCAATCCCCCGGATGGGGCGGACGCTGAGCTTTCAAACTCAGTGAGCACGTTCAACATCACCTCGCTCACAGTCGCCGCGAACACGGGCGACTCGATTGTCGGAACGGCGGCTGCGTCGCTGAACTCCGGCATCACGGTGCGCTACCGCTACTCGTTGCTTGGTGACATCACCAAGGGCGTGCAGCCGCGTACGTGGGTTCGAACGCTGTAAGCCTGAAGGGTTCGTGCGCTTGCCTCACCCAAGTGCACACTTCGTGAACGACCACGGTGCCGTAAGGCTAAAGGAAGTCGTGACAGCTCGGAGAGACGGCACATATTACAGAGGACGCTATGACGCAGACGATCACGCAAATCATCAATGAAGCCTTCACCAAGGTAGGCATTGTTGCGGACGGCAAAGCGCCCTCACCGACTCAAGCAGCCACGGGTCTGACGATACTCAACGACAACCTGCTCACGCAGCAGCGCGATGGGTGGCACTTGGGGTGGTACCCGCAGACCAACGCTGCCGCCATTGCGCCACTGCGCGATGAAGACATAGGCGACGTCAAGCTGTGCCTTACGGCGTGGCTTGCGATTCACTACGGCATCACTATCCCGGCTTCCTCGAATCCCTACGATCAGGACGACCAGATGTCACTGGCTGCGCAAATCAAATCCGCGTTCCGGCGCCTGTCAAAGCGCTCATTGTGGTCCGTTGACGCAGACTTCGGCGAGCTGTCGCGTGCGCAGGGCGGCCCGTGGGGCGGCCCGAACTGGATGTAGCGGGTGGGCAAGCAAGTATCAGAAGCGCTGCCTCTCGGCTCCTACACTGCGCTCGACCCGCGCGCGAGCGGCAAACGGTTGGTAGGATGCTTCTCGGAAGCCGCGGATCAGGATTCGGCAGCTGACGCGAAGTCAGAGGTTAACCCGGCATGGCTGCGGCGTATGGCCGGCATCCGCACGATCTGCACGGACGGTTCGAGCTTCCCGGTGCGCGGTTATTGGGAGATGGCCGGCGTGCAGTATTGCGTCATCGGACCCAACCTCTATCAGATGAGCGTCGACCCGGTGACCCAACAGGCTACGCTTACGCAGTTAAATGGATCGACGGCGATCACCGGCAACGGTTTTGTTCGCATGGCGGACAACAACGCGTGCATGGTGATCCTGCAGCCGGGTACGAACAATATGTGGACGTGGTCGCTGACGAGCGCGGCCAGCCCGTACGTTGGCACCTTCGCGGTGTTGACCGTGCCGGCCGGCTACCCGACGGTCACGATGAACCTCTGGTATCTGGATAACTTCATCGTGTTCCTGGGCGGCGGCGCGCAGACCAAGACCTTTTACAACGACCAGGGCTTCTCCGTCACGGGGTTTGCTCAGATCTCTTTCGCGACGAGCCCGGTGGCTTCGTTCACGCGTGAATTCGGCACCGACCCGTTTGTCGGCGGAGTCGTCGATCACCGGCAGCTGCTGCTGTTCGGAGTGCGCACGACGGAGGGCTACGTGACGGGGACGAACAATCCAACAGGTTCGCCGTTTGCCGCATCGCCCGACAGTTTCGCGGAGATAGGGTGCCACCCACTATGCGGTGACACGGTGACCCATCAAGATCAAGCGCCCTTCTTCGTGGCGAACGATCTGACCGTGCGGCGTTTAAACGGGCAAACCCCCGTGGTGGTATCGAACAGTGGCGTCGACCAAATCCTGCAGCAGATTGCGAGTCCAAACGGGGAGCAGGGAAGCCTCCTCGGTGCGTACGCCCTGGTGCCTACGGTTTCCGGTCACCCCCTATACATCCTGCAGCTGCCGAACGCTATCTCGCCCGAAGGCACGAAAGGACGCACGCTGTGCTACGACTGCAAGACGCAGAAGTGGTTTGAGCTGGCTTCGTACACTCCTGCGGGCGATCCGCTAGGCATGTGGCGGGTGCTCTGCTACTACAACGGACTGGGCGGCCAGCTGGTCGGCGATGCTCTCGGTAGCAATGTCGGCATTCTCGATACGACCATCTTCAGCGAATTCGGCGGCCCGATGATCTGCGAGTGGACCTACCAGTCGGTCTACGCGGGCCATAATCGCATCATCGTACGGCGAATCGAAGTAGTGGTGACGCCAGGGGCAGGCTCCTCACTCACGGTGGCTCCGACAATAGATCTGCTCACTTCGATTGACGGACGCACCTACGAAAGTTTTCAGGATCCGCAGAACCTCGGATTGCCGGGGTGCAGCGACCAACGCGCGCAATGGTGGAACCTCGGGCAATACCGCGATCTGTTCATCCGCAACCGGGTGACTGATCCTACGCCGCTGTTCACCGTCGATGCGCAGGTGACCTTTGAGCCGGCGGTACTCTGATGACGATCAATCTCACCATACCGAAGGGCATCAACGGCAATGCGATCCGTAGCGTAGCTTCTGAGTGGACCGCGCAATGGTTTCGTCGCTTCGTCACGGATCACCTGCAGAACGCGGACTACCGTAATGCGATCACCGGCCCGGGCATCTCGATCACGGGCACTGAACAGCTTCCAGGCACGATTGCTTTGGCGTCGCAGGCGTCAGGAGTCGGCACACCCACGGGCGCTTCGATACTGACGAACTTCCCCGGCGCTTCGGCCACACTCGCGCAAACCTCCGCTGCGGTGGCTAAACTTATCGCGGACCTAAAAGCCGCAGGATTCTACAAGGTATGAACAGCGACGCACCGCAGTGGGCATTGGAAATGTCCCATACACTCGGGACTATCGACGGCAAGTTGGATTCCCTGCAGGGCGCATTTAATCGTCACGTCTCAGATGACAACGAGGTGGAGAAACGCGTGGCCGCCGTTGAGAACCATCAGTCCGTTCAGCGCGGTGAAGCAAAGGTGTGGGGTCGCCTCACAGTGGCGGCCGGCTCACTCCTCGGAGCGTTGGCCGGGTATATCGGCGGTCACCACGCGTCATGAAGATTAGCCCCACTGGCGCAGCGCTCATCCAGAGCTTCGAGGAGTGCCGGCTGACGGTCTACCTGGATTTGCGCGGCATACGGACTATCGGCTGGGGTCACACGGGTCCCGACGTTGTCCCTGGGTTAGTTTGGACTCAGGAGCAGGCCGACTCGCACTTCCTGCTGGACATTGCGACGACCGAAGCTGCGGTGAGCCACTCGGTCACTGTCGCGCTATCGCAGAACCAATTCGATGCCCTGTGCTCGCTTTGCTTCAACATTGGCTCGGGCAACTTCCACAGCTCCACGCTGGTGAAGGATATCAATTCAGGGAACGCCCTCGACGAGCAGCGCGCTCTTAAGGAATGGGATCATATCAGCGGTCGGCAGAATGCCGGACTCGACCGACGCCGCGCTGCTGAGTGGAGTCTGTTCTGTGAGCAGTAAGCAGGACATTCGCGACTGGTTCATCATGGCTAGCATCACCGCTTTCAGTACATCCATGATGACCTATGTGTTCCAACATCCGGGCCCCGCCGAATTCGCAGCCGCGTGTACCGCGCTGCCGGCGATGATCGGGCTCTACCATTGGTCAAATGTCCGTGACGACAAGGAGCCAGACGCCCCATGCCCCTCCTCGCGAAGTTAATTCCTTTCCGCGACTGGCTCTACGCCGGTATCGCGGTAGCGGCTGTGATCTTCTGGTTCCATCACGATCACGTCGAACAGGTGAAGGGCGCAGCAGCGGTGAGCGCAGCCGTGCAGACCGCGACTGCCAAGGCGGAGCACGCGGCCCAGCTTCGAATCAATGATCTCGATCAACAGTACGCCGCCACTGCGGCGAAGGTGAAGGACGACTATGAAAAGCAATTGGCTGATGCCTCTAATCAGCACGACGCTGATCTTAAGCGGCTGCGCGAGCGCGCCGCTGGTCACAGCAGTGTCAACGCCGCAGTGGAAGGTGCCAGCACCCCCGCCGCGGGATCCGCCGGCAGCGCCGCAAGCGCTGAAGGACTGGGAGACGTACCTGCAGGGCTCGGGCTCGAACTCGCCGACGCCTTGCGACACGACTACGCAGAGCTGCAGCAGTGCTGGGCCGAGCGCGACTCGCTAACAGGAAAATAAAACATGGCCGGCGTTTCTGCAATCAGCGGTGGACCTGCATATATGGGCGGACAGCAGACAGCGGTTGCACCCGGCGCAACGGTCGCGGGAGCCAGTACCGGTAGCCCGTCCCAGTCGTTCGTCAACGCTGACGGCTCGATCAACTATGGCGCGCTGATCAGCGGACTTGGTACCGCTGTCGGCGGCGCCCTCGGCTCCAGCTCGGCGGCCGGCGCGCAGGTGACGGGGATCAACAACGCTATCGGCACTCAGCAGGGTGTGCAGACGACCAACACCGGGCTCATCAACAGCGGCATCAACACGCAGCTGAACAACCAATCGACCAACACCGCACTCTTCCAGCCGCAGATCGCCGCAGGTAACAGCGCTTTCGGGAATCTCACCAACGCGTTGACACCAGGATCCGGTTTCAGCATTCAGAATATACCGGGATTGACCCAGGCAGTCGGTACTGCGGAGACCGCGCAGAATAACAACTATGCTTCATTCGGTGCGTTGGGCAACTCGGGTACCTCTGCGCAGATCGGTAACTACATCGCGGGCAATGTCGCGCTGCCGGCCTACAACAACTACGTGCAGAGTCTGATTCAGGCGGGACAGCTCGGCTCGACGGGCAGTCAGGCTGTTGCGAACTCCAACATTCAGACCGGCACCAACATCTCGCAGTTGGATCAGTCGAATATCAATTCGAACCTGCAGACAGGCGCCAACATCTCACAGCTGCAGCAGAACGCGGGCGTCGCGAATTCAAGCGGCGTTGCAGGTACGACCAGCGCGTTGCTGCCACTGGCGAACACCATCGGTAACTCGGCCGGCAGTCTCATCAAAAGTCTAACGGGAACCGGCGCGAACGCATCGGGCGTTACGACAGGTAATCCCGGGCTCGGGCTCACGAGCAGCGGTATCGTGGGGGGAGCTTCGCCAGGGTTGAGCAACACCTCAAACCCGTTCGATGGAAGCGGCGCAGGACTGCAGACGCCGTCGAACTATCTAACAGGTAACACGAGCGCCGACCTCAGCAACGCTGCCGCCGACAACAACGCCAATCTTACCAGCTTGACGGATAGTGGCGGCGGCGGGTACGACTTCAGCTCGGGTTTTTAGGCGCGTCAGCGGCGGGGTCCACTAACCCTGTTGGCGCTCTTTCAAGTGGAAGTGTAAACCCGGTAGACGCCGCGGTATCGGGTCAGATGAATTCGGACTCGGCGACCGGCGGACTGCCTTCGCTACCCGGCGGATTAAGCTCCTCGCTCGGCGCGGGCACGGGTGTCCTCGGTGCGGTTGAAACAGGAGGCACGAATCCGATTGCGGATCTCAACGCCATCGGCAGTGTGGCGAAACTGGGCAACTCCACGGGATTGGTTACACTGCCCGCGGGTACCTCGGCGTATATGGGAGGCTTGTCTAGCATCGTAGGCGCGGCGCTGCAGGGCGGCCAGAACCCGGTGTCGGATATTCAGGCAGCGAGTGGCGCCGCGAAGATCGCGGGTCAGGCGGGGCTGATCGGAACGGATACGGCGTCGTCACTTACCGCAGCGTTGGGCATTGCAGGCGTCGGAGCCGAGCTGGGCATGATCGATTACAACGCCATCGACCCTGCGAACGTGCCAGATACTGAAAAGTCCATGCTCCCGGGCGAGACGAACGCAAAGCTAGCGAGTGGCAACACCGTCGCTGAGTTGGGCGGTGTTGGCGTTGGCCTCGGCAGTGAGGAGACGCAAGGATCCGGCGAGATCTACAAGACCGATGGCACGACAACGCCTAGCTGGATAGGTCAGCAATACTCGGGCGAGCTGGAAAAAGATTCCATCGCAGAGCAACTTGCTGCCGCGGGGCCGCAGACTCAGGCGCAGTACGACCAGAGCAGCGGTATCAATCCCGGCGGCACGATGACGGGAAATTTGTTCGGCAGTACCGTGACAACGACCACCGGTCCGACTAACATCCTAAGCGGACAGTCGAATACGAGTGCCCCGGCTACGCAGGCGCAGCTAAACGCAGGCGCAGCGACGGCGCAGGCGAATATGGAATCTATCTTCAATGCGACGGGCGGCGCCGCTGGGTGGGGCGTGAGTCAGGCGCAATGGATGCAGAGCATGCAGTCTCTGTTGGGTAGCATCAGCGACAACGGAACATACTGGGGCAACACGTAAGGGGTATGGCTAAATGTCAGATATAACCGGGCTGGGCGTTACCGATTGGGGTTCCCTGCTCAACAGCTTCGGCCAGGGTCAGCAGCAACAGCGTCTGACAGGCTACGAGGCTGATCGAGCTGCGGCGCAGACGCAGGGGATGCAGCAGCAGAATACGATGGCTCAGGCCGCGATGCCCTACATCATGCAGCAGATGCAACAGCTGCAGCAGCAGGATCAGCAGGGTCAGCAGAACGCCGCCAGTGACTCGAGCGGCGGTCAATCCGGTGCTTCCGGCGCCGCCACCACCCCGGGCGGATTCCCGGCGGGCCAGGATCCTAACGCCGCGCTGACGCAAGCAGAGAACGATGCGATTGACAGGCAGCATGCTGCGCTTCCGCCGGCTGCCGGCGGAGTCCCCGTACCTGCGGCAACCAAGTCTGGAGTCGCACCGACCCCCGTCGATGACTCCTCGGGGCTGGACGCCGGGTATATCGGACGCCTGGATCAAGGACTCCATAAAGCGCTGGCAGTGAACGACGCCGGCACTCCGCAAGAACAGCAAGCTGTCACGAACGCTATGCGTCGGGCCGGGACGCTGAACGGGATAGCCGGATTCATTCCCGCAGCGGGGGGTGTGGCCGGCGATGCTCTCGGCGCGCTAGAGCAGGCGAAGGCCCAGCGCGATCTCGGTATCCAGCAGCGTCACGCGAACTCCACACTGCAGGCCGCCAGCATCTTCGACCGAATGCGTTCAGTTGTGGAAGCCGGCGAGAACGGTAACGCGCTGCATACGTTGGATGCCATTGACCCCAACGTCGCTGCGCGCATCAAATCCAAGGTGAAGGATCCGGTGGAGCAGGAAGCTGACGCGATGGCTTACGCTACGCACGTCGCGGGCGAAGTGCATATGTACACCAAGCGACCCATCGCGCATCTGCCGGACGGTACGCCTATCGATGCCGAGACCGGCATCCCTGTCCCCGGTGCTGGCCGATCAGGCCTATCGATGGAACAGCGCGTTCAGATGTACAAGTCACTGCTGGAGCCGAAAACCATCACTGACGGTAAGGGCGGCTCGTGGACGCAGTCGATGTATGCGGCACCTCTAAAGTTTGGAGGCCTGGGCGCCACCACCATCGAGGCGGGAGTCGCGAGGATGCTCGCATTAGGCGGATCTCCGCTGGGATCCACTCAAGTGCGTGGCAGCGCTCCCTTCAAGCACGAAACGAAGATCGCCGGTCAGGTTCAAGATCAGGCACGAGCTGACGCTCCGCCCAACTCCGCCGCGCGCAGCCCCACCGGCACCGCACCGATGTCCAACCGCTCTCAGTATCCTACGCCACCCGTTGGCACCTTCGCGGAAGACATCAATCGTCCGCGTCCGATCGATCCACAAGGCATCCCTGCCGAATATCTCGGCACCCCGCTGCCTGGAGCAAAGGACGCTGACGTATGGCCGGTGTTCCTGCGAGACCGCTACACCCACGCGCACAACACACCCGGCGCACAGGGCGGCGATCCCGACAACCAGGGCAACGGGCCCAACACGACGATGAACGGCACCCAGCTAGCCAATCAGGCTCGGTACAATCAAGCGGTCCCTGAACTGAAGCAGTGGGGAGAGCAGGCGACGGCAAGCGCACAGCAGGCGATCACCAACTTCACTCTCGCTCGCGACATCCTGACAGGCAAGTACGACAATCAGCCGCTGTCGGCGCTTGGCACCGGTTTACCCGGCGCGTTCACGCAGTGGGCCGCGCAGAACGGCATTCAAAATATCACGGGTGAGAAGCGTGCAGAGGCTGCGAAGTACCTAGCGATGGGCGCGGAGACCCAAATGGCTTCTGGAGGCGCACCAAAATCAGCGACAGCGCTGGAATTCAACGCCAACAAGGCGACGCCGAATCTGGATAAGATGGACACCAAGTCCGCGGTGGATCTGCTGAACACGAGCATCGAGCAAGCGAACTACACGAATCTTGCCGCCGGACGTATACCCGCCGCGATGCAGTTTGGCGTCGATCCAGACAACTACGGCAAAAACTATGCACACTACTTCCCGCGTTCCGCCGCCATCAGCGCTGCGGCCCATCCTCCGATGGTGCGCATGATAAGTCCTGACGGCATTGGCGGCCCGGTAGCCGCCAGCCGCCAGAAGGCGGCAGAGAAGGCAGGCTTTAAACTTGCCCCCGCGGTAGCGCAGTAATGCAACAGGTTGCCGCAGACGCTCCGTTCGACGCGTCGAAAGAATTCACGCCGGACGCTACTGGCGACTTCGATCCGTCGACGGAGTTTACGCCGGACCCGCAGGCGAGCAACATGACCGGGGTCAGCCCGACCGCAACTGCGGTCGGTAACAAGACGCTTGATCCAGCCATCGCTGCGCAGGTGCACACCAGCACGGGTACGAACCCCGACGTCGCCGCCGCGCTCTCCACTGCTGCAGACTTCTACAAAGGTGCGGAGGAATTCGGCGGCGGAGCCGTGATGCACGCGTGGAACGCTATAGGCGCGCAGGCAGTCGGCGCGGTAGCGGGAGACTTCGGAATCACCAACAGCGCCGAGGCGAATGACGCGCTCGCTAAAGCGTGGCGGGACAAAGCGACTTGGCATCCGAACTCCGTCTACGCTGCCGCGGGCGATAAGATGGGCGCCGTACCCGGCGAGTTTCTTTCCAGCGCGACGCAAGCAATGACTACCCCGGAAGGGATGCGCGCGGTGGACGGATGGGCGCGAAAGAATTTCGGCGATCAATTCACCGATCAGCAGGAGAACATGCTGCGGGCCATGCTCCCCCAGGCTGATCAGTTCATGTACCTGCTGCAGCAGACCCCGGCCGCCGCTGCCGTCGTAAAGAATGCCCTGGGCCGCTACGCGGGCGTCGTCGGCCGCAACGCGCAGGCCGTGGCTACTCTGCTGCCGTTTGCCGGCGCTGCCCGTGCGTTTGCCGGCGCTGCCCGTGAGGGGCTGGAGTCGGTCACGGCTCCATTCGGCGGTGAGGGCGAGTCTGAGGGCGGCGCGATCTGGCGGAACCCTGAGACTGGGGGCACGAATGACACCGCGTGGAAGCCGTCTGCGGGCGCTACGCCAGAGTCCGCACTGCCCGAGAGCCGTCCCCCGACGTCACCTCCTCCTGCGGCACCCACCCCGGAAGTACCGTCCATCCCCGCCGGCAAGCCCCATATCACTCTCAAACCGCGCGCCGCCGCCCAGCAGGAGCCCGCTGCGCCGGCTGCCGACGCTGCCGCGCCGGTAGCCCCAGAGACACCGGAATCGGCGCCTGAGGCCGCTCCTGTAGCCCCGGAGACACCGCCCGGGCCCGTGCAATCACGATTCGCCCTGCCGGCCGACGAGGCCAACCGTAAGGGCGCTCCCCCGATAACCGACCCGACGGAGATCGACAACCGTGCTGCTATTCTGCAGCGGGCGCTGCCCGCGCTGCCGGAAGTACATACGAGCTTGCTGGAGAGCAACTACCGGGATACCGGGGACGACGTAGCCACGTCCATTGGCTCGAACTCGAAGGATCTGCGCACGCGCTCCGCCGCGCTGATCGATAACTCCATCGACCAGATGAACAAGGGCGTCGCCAAGATGTCCAACGGAGCCAAGGCCGACCCGACGGCCAGCGCTGCGCGCAGCCAGACAGTGGCTGACGCGATGACAGCACTCGTCGGCCACCTGCGCGGGCACGTCCAGGGCGCCTACGATGCCTTCAAGCGTATCGGCGGCAACGTGGACATGACGCCCTTCCATACGTGGATGGATGCCAACGAGTCGCTGTTCAGTGGAACCGAGGCCGGCACCAAGTTGTGGAAAGGCGTGCAGCAGCGCGCGCAGTATCTCGGCAGTCTGCCAGGGGGATGGACTCCACAGCGCACAGAATCTCTGCGTCGGTTCGCGCTCAACAACGCTAAGCCTGAAACCGTTCACCTCATCCGCGGCGACGAGGAGAACGAAGGCATCGCGACGATGATCGACGACACGGTGACCAAAGGGCTCGGCGAAGATGTCGCCGCGGATGCCCGCGGACTACGTGCGCAGAAAGGTGAACTGATAGATCGCGACAAGTTTATCAAGCGGTTCGCACCGGGGCCGGACGAAGAAAACCCGGAGAAGAATCGCGGCATACCTAGCGTGAAGGTGTTGGATACGCTCCTCTCGCCGAGCACGACTGCACCTCAGGTGGAGTCTTACTGGAACACACTGAAGCACGGGCGTCAGATACTGGCAGACCGGGGCGACGCGGCCGGCGCAGCGGACATGGATCGCCACATCTCGCGCGCCTATCAGGCGTTTCGCGACGAGGTTGGAGCGCAGGCTCACGAAGCGGGGGCGATGCAGAACGGCTGGAATCAGAAGAACTTCGTCCAGTACCTGCAGTCGGTAGAAGATAAGATGCACCGCCCGGGAGCGACGCCGGACAAGGACACGGGTGTCGAATCACGTGAGCGCATGCAGAAGTGGGAAGACCTCGTCGATGCCGGTAACATCCTGAAGTACGAGGATTCGTACAAGGGTGCTGTCGCCCAGGGCGTGCAGGTGAAGAGCGGTGAGGGCGCCAACCACGCCGCGAACGCTATCACGGCGACGCTCGGGCACATCGCCGATGCCAATACGCACGGCGTGGCAGGCGTACTCGGAACACGACAAGGGCTCGCCGCTGCCAAGGACTACGTGATGCGTGCGGATACGTCTGAGAAGGCGCTCGCGCGCTACAACGCACAGCGCGTGACCAATCTCGCGAACTATACGAAGAGGGGACGATAATGGCCGCGCCGCTGGTTGAGTTGATGCAGGGGGCGAACGAGCCCTCGAAGCCCGACGCACCCGCGCCTGCTCAGGGTCACGATCCGCTCGTGGACGTTGATCTGGACGCACCTCCGACGGTGCCGGCGAAGGCGGCTCCCAAGGGCAATCCCCAGGATCAGTTCATGGATGCGTACGAGGATGCCTCCGAGCAGCATCCGGCGGATCCGGCTCAGCGCCGCATGGGCAACGTGTCGACGGAGATCACTCGCGATCCGATAGACCCGAGCACGGTGCACGTGCAGGGGTTCTACGCGGATCACCCGGCCCAGGGTCACGGCGGCAAGGCGATGCAGCAACTGACGGCGATGGCCGATCAGTCTGGCGCTGATATGACGTTGAATGCGATCCCGCAGGATCACCCTGCAGGACGCATCCCCCAGGACAAACTCGACGCCTTCTATAAGGCTCACGGGTTCGAGCCCGCGGACACGGAATCCAGCGACACCGGACAACCCGGTGCGATGCTTCGACGCGCCCAGGGTGCCGACGTAAACGCTCCTCCGCTCGCGGGCCTGCCTCAGCAGGTGAAGGTGAACGGGCAGATGACCAGCTTCGGGCCCGCGCCAGCGGCGCGTCAGGCAGCCTCCAACTACGCGCGTAGTGTCGGACTGAACTACGATCCGCCCAACACCTACGAGCCGATCACGCCTAGTCGCGGAGCGATGATTGCAAACGCTTATGAGAACATGCAGCACACGCCTGAGGATCCTGAGACGGCGAATGCCTACGGCGCGCTGATCGGGGAGACCGGTGCGCAGCTGAAGGCGATTCAGGCGACAGGCCTGAACATACAGTTCATCAAACCCGGGATGAAAGATCCCTATGCCGGCAATCCGCGACTGGCGACGCTTGACGTGCGCAACAAGAACCACCTGTGGGTGTTCCCCACCGAGGGCGGATTCGGCGGCACTCACGTCAACATCGGGCTGAACAAGGGCAACGAAGTCGGAGCGGTGCTACCTCACGAGGCGATCAACGCGCTGAAGTCGAAGGGCGTCAACGTGCTCGATCACGAGGTGCGCATGAGCGGCACTGAGCCGACGCTGGTTGCGCGCACCTCGCGCCCGCTCACGGATCAGGAAGCGAGCGACACCGCGGCGCAGCTCGGGCAAGACTCCATCGCTCAGCACAACGGTACCGAGGGCAAACTGCACGGGCCGGGAAAAGACAAGTGGAACGGCGGTAAGTTCGACCCCGAGCAGTTCATGCTACCCGGGGGAGAGACAGCTGCGAGCGTGATGAAGCATCCGCTACTGCAGCCCACGGGACGCACTATCGACGGACGCAAGATGCTGGCGAACGATGAGTTCCGCATCGTGCACGATTACTTCGGGCACGTGAAGGAGGGGGTCGGGTTCCGCGCTGACGGCGAATTCAACGCCTATCGAATCCACAAGCCGATGTACTCTGCGCTCGCACAGAAGGCCCTGGCGACGGAGACGCTGGGCCAGAACGCGTATGTGAACTACGGACCCAACGGCGCGAAGAACCGCACCGCAAGTGCCGAGGAAACCGAATACGCTCCGCAGAAAGCGGGACTGCTGCCGGATCACGTCATCAAGTCAGCCGATGTGCCCGCGATGGAGTGGGCCGCGGCGTACGCGAAGAAGACCGCCAACAAGGTCGCCTCTACTCCCGAGGAGGTGCAACAGCACCTGACCGAGCAAGAGCAGAAACAGATGCTGCGCGGTGGCGCGACCAAGCGCATCATGGCAGCCTTCAAGGAACTGCCTCACACTGCTGAGTACGCTGCGGCGGCTCTCGCCGGCAAAGCCAAGCGAGGCTGGTACAAGGACTCGGCCGAGGCGATCACCAACGTGTTCGGAGCCGATGCCCCGCGATTCACCGCGTTGCTGGCGGCGATGAGCCCGCAGACCTCAGTGCAGATGAATTTCCACAACGCCCTGCGTACCTTCGTGAATTGGGACCGCGCCGGACGCCCTGGCGCTCCCGGCTCCTCGATCCAGGGGGAGGCAGCCGAGAAAGCAATCCGCGATATCATGGAGCAGTCCTCGCTCAAGAACCCGAAGAGCAGGTCGAAGTCGAACGTGCTCGATGCGTGGTTCAATAATAGCGTCAAGGCGCTGACCGACAAGGATCCCGAGAACCTGAACAAACTGCTGCTGTCGGGGCCGAAGGTCCACAGCTTCTATCACAACCTGATGGGCAATGTGCACGAAGTGACCAACGATGCTTGGATGGCGTCGTTCGCGAAGATCGACTCAGGGAAGCTCGGCGGCGGTAAGAACAACATGGGCCCCGGCAAATCCGCCACCTATCTCGCGGTCAGCGCGAAGGTGCGTGAAGCGGCTAAGATGCTCAGTCACATGACTGGCGAGCAGTGGACTCCGCGTGAAGTGCAGGAGACCGTCTGGTCCTGGGCGAAGACAGCGTACGAGCGTGCGCAGAAAGATCACAAAGAGATGGGCTCGCTTGGCGCGTCCATCCCCGAACTGGTGAAACACGGAGAAATTACCGATGACCTCATTCGAGCAACCCCGGCCTTCCACGACCTCTTCGGATCCGCTGACCATGCCGGATTCCTCGCAGGAAGCAAGTACGGAGAAAATGCTGCACGACTGGCTGCACGAGCGCGACCGACCGCCGCACCCAGCGCTCCGAGCAAAGCGGAAGCGGCTATTAGACAAGCTCTGCAGCCGCGACTCGACCGAGCAGCCGAACGGGTAGAGAGCGTGCGGCAGGAGCGTCTTGCCAGCGGCGAGGATGAAGAGTAGTGGCCGGCTCCTCCGCGCCACCGAAGGGCTGTCTCTTCGCTGAGCCCTACACGAAGCCGCTCGTCGGAGGCTTCCCGCTGCCGTTGGCAACGCGCACGTTCTACATCACCGGCACCACTACGGCGGCTGTCGTCTATCAAGACGGATACCTGATGACGCCTTTCGGATCCAACGTCGTGACGGCTGATGCGAACGGTCAGTTCCCGCCCATCTACCTAGACCCCAGCGTCGTGTATAAGACGGTGCTGACTCAAGGGGTGGTCCTCGAAACGGCCGATCCCGTCATCCAGCAGCCGCCGTCATTTGCGTCGTCTGTACTGACATCATCCATCACGGTTTCCTCGGGGTCTCTTGTCTCGACCGGATTGGCGGTTACGATACCTCAGGCCGGCACGTACGCTTTTGAGTCGTATCTGGAAGTAGTCAACACTTCCACTGCGACCGGTATCGGGATCAATCCGGGCAATTCCTCGCAAATAACTATCAGCTCATCATCGGCTAACCTCGGGACGCTCGTAGGTTCTGACAACACGCCGAGATCCCTCTACCTAACCTTAAATAATATCCTCAGTATAAACAGCATCGGGGTAAACGGTTTTTGGGTACGCGGCGTCTTCACTGCAACCGCCCCCGGCATCTTCACTATGAACTGGGGGACTAATGGCGCTGGCGGCACCGTCCGCATGAACGCTGGCAGTTACCTGCTAGTACAGCCGGTCATCAACCTCGGCATCATCTTCCGCGAGCCGCAGAGCAAACCGCTGGCTGCCGCGGGCTCGGCTACGCAGACACAGCCCGGGTGCTATCGCCAATTCTACTTCACCGGTACGACAACGCTCGCTCCGGTTTACGCCGACGCGGGACTACAGATTCCGCTGTCGCAGTTCCCTGGGCAGCAGCTGCCCTCGACCACTGCGGACGGCAACGGACGCATGAGCGTTGTATATCTGGATCCTTCAATCACCTACGCGACACGGCTATTCAACGCGTCTGGCACGGCGCTGCAGCCGACGGTAGATCCCGTCGTGCCGCGCGCCTTCGAACCGATCACCGCGATTAAAACCGCATCCACTGTCCGGCTGACGGGATCCGCTATGGCTCCTGACTCCGCGTTGCAGATAACGCTGAACCCGGGCGTGTATGCCATCGATTCGATGTTGGAGTTTTCACCCAACGCGGGATCTATCACCGTCGCTGTCGAGCTAACAGCGGTTGCGGGAGCGGGGACCGTCCTCAGCGCTATAGCTCAAACGGCCAGCTCTGCGGCCTACGAAGCCGTAGGCAGCGGAAACGCGAGTGGATCCTACGCCGTGGGCAGCACGCAAACTTTCGCGCTCGGGGGCGCCAACTCTGTGAATATGATGTACAGCCGTGGATCGATTACGATCATCAACGCTCCGGTGATCTTCGCGCTGGCGTGGTCTGTTTCAGGCACGGCTGGACTAACCGCAGGTTTAAACGCCGGTAGTTTTCTGCAAGCGATACAGGTGGGATAATGGCTGTTGCAAAGGGCATGCTGCTGACTGAGCCGACGTACGACGTCATCGCGCCCGCAACGAACCTCTCGGTGCCGTTCGCGACGCTGACCTTCTGGCTGTCGCGCACCTCGGGCGGACTGCAGTTGCCGGCTACCGTCTATCAGGACGGCAACCTACAGATACCGTACCCGTCCAACATCGTGACGGCGGGATCGAACGGCAGCCTTCCGCCGATCTACATCAACCCCTCGGTGCCGCTGCGCGTGCAGACGAAAGCGCCGTCAGGCCAGCTGCTGGGCGACGTCGATCCGTACGTTCTGAACAGTCGATTCGTGTCGACTGCGCTCGTCACCTACTCAGAACTCCGAACCAGCACGACAACGCTGGCCCCGAGCACCTATCTCACGATTGCGGTTCCGTACGCCGGCACCTACCGATACGAACTACAGGCGGAATTCGTCTGCAGCGCGGGCTCAGGAACCAACCCGGGCCTCAGCTTCGGCATGTTCCTCAAAGGCAACGGAGCCAGCACCTCCCAGTTCAACGTGCTCGCGCTGAACGGCGGCCTGCTGCAGGATGTCGCTCCCCCCGTGCAAATCCCTGGCGGTGTCATTACTGCTTTTGCTGCGGACGCTATCGCCGACCCCGGCAGCGGCGCCGTGTATGGACAATCGGCCTACAGCAGCGGCACCACGGGCTATCCCATAACGCTGTCGACGTCCGTGCATTCCCCGGTGCGTATTACCGGCATGTTCACGTGCACTGGCCCGTGCTCGATCACGTTCGCGTGGGCGCAGAACACCAGCACCAGCAACAGCCTCCTCATGCTGGCTGGCAGCTATCTCAAGGTGCAGAACATACAGTCCACCGCGCAGGCGGGCGTTAGCATCGCTCAGCCACTGGGGGCACTGGATTACAGCGGTGTAATGACGATTGGCTCCGCTTTGCAATCTCCGTTCACCAATACGATCTACGGCTTTGCTACGTCCGGCTTCGCTTTTACCGTCGGCTATCTCGGCGGAATCGGCACCATCACGCCCGCCGCAGATATCTTGGGCGCGCCTGTCGTTGGATTGGTGGCGAACGTCTTGGCGGGCCCGCAATTCAATTATCTCATCTTCGCGCTTCAAGGAACCTTTGCGCAAAACTACATGGCTAGCATAACCACTGGAGGCCGCACGTATCCAACGGTCAGCGCATCCAACTTCTTAGCGGCGGGCGGCTACACGTACTGGCAGTGGTTTGCGCCGGCATTTCCCGCCCCCTCGTGGGTGAACGGTACTGCAGGCGCGCAGGTGACGATCACGCTGCCCTAATCAACTGGAGGTGAGACATGACGACCATTGCCATCCGCGACGGGATCATCTGCGCTGACTCGCGCACAACGATAGCGACAGAAGAAGGGGGAGCACGGGTTTTCCGATGTGAAAAACTCTATCGATGCTTCGAGGGAACCTCCAAAGAAGCCATTCTCGCTACTGCGGGAGAGTCGTTCAGCAGCCTCGTATTCGTCGACTGGTATAAGACGGAGACTCGGCCAATCGAGACCGTCGAACGTCTTGTCAACGGCGAAGCTGACTTCACCGTTCTCGCGCTCACTCGCGAGGGCCTTTATGAGTACGATAAGTGGGGTCGTGGCGAAAAGATTCTGGATAAGTTTTACGCCGTGGGAAGCGGGGCTAAGGCTGCGTTGGGAGCTTTGCATATGGGTGCCTCTGCGGAGCAGGCTGTACGGATCGCGTGCAAGATCGACCCGTACAGCGCGCCGCCTATTGTTTCGATGACTTTGAGCGGGCCTGCTCGCATACCTCGCAAGGGCAGCCCAACCGCGGGACAGCCCCGGCGAAGCCGGAGCCCCAGTAAAGTTCTTCCGTTGACGGCAGCTTCTGACCCATCGGCGGCCCAAACCCGTAATAAGGCTGATACGGCTTAAGGTTTGCGTCGTTCCATTCCTCCTGGGGGGTAGGACGCTTCAACCGCTCGATCTCGTCCTTCAGATAGAAGATCGCCTTCTCCAGATCCTCGATCTCTTTCCCCTTCAACGATGCCCGCCAGATATACTTCACCGCATTCCCGCGGTTGAAGTTCATGTGCCGAACAACAGTCAAACACTCCACCCCGCTCGGGTGGCTCGTGTAATGCTTCGGATTATTCACCGCGTCCATAGTTACTCCTGCGGTATGAAGATACCGCGTGCGATTTCACCAGATTCCAAGTGATAGGTCATGAAGGTTGCTTGGCGCTCTGAGAGCCATCCGCCGCGCGCAGCATACGCGTCGGCCGCCGCGATTGTCGAGTGCTGGATCACCTTGATGCCCGGGTGTTCCTTCTCATCGACATGGTGCCGGTGCCCGACGTGGATGTAACGCTTCGTCGTCTCCCCCCACATCTGCGGGAACCTTGCAGCGAACAGCAGCGGCAGCGAATTGTTCTTCGCCATGTGCCCGTGATGGAAGCAGAGCATCGTCTTGCCCCACTGGTAGGCCACGTACGGCAGCGGGCTATCTCCCACGGTCACGCGAGGGTTATCGGCGTAGAGCTGGGCGAAGAGAACGCGCAGCCACACCGAGCCCGCCGGATCGTGGTTACCCTCGTGCATGTACACCTGTACGCGTTCGTGCTTAGTCAGCGCGTGGTTGACGAGCCGGATCAGGATCCGCACCGCCACTTCGACGATCTTCTGGTAGCGGCTGTCCGCATCGAGCAAGTGCCCGTGCTCGGGCGTTAACGGCTTCAGCGAGTCGAAGTGCAGAAAGTCGCCTAGCTGATTGACCACTCCCTGCACCGCGTTCGGTGCAGCGTCCATCATCGCGATGAACGTCTCGGTAAGGCACCGCTCTGCGATCAGGAGATCCCACGGTTCACCTGATTCTTTCCCCCAGGCAAGCATGCCGACGTGGACGTCTGTGATCGTGTAGAGGTTGCAAAGATGAGCCGCGGTGGCGCGAGGGAGTGGAATGACACCGATTGGCGGAACACTACCCGCAGCGGCTCGACACGCCGCTTCAACCATTGCCCTGAACTTGTCGTCGTCAACACGAGTTTTAATCCATTGAACGACCGTATTACCTTGTGAGTCGAGAAGAGTCGATGTGCCTTTGACAAGGTATCCCTCCGGGGCCGGTGCCTGTTCTCTGCATGGTGTCAGCGCGGGGATCTCGATCCCTTTCTTGCGCATCTTCTGGACGCGCTCCGTGACGCTGCTGCGGTTCATCTTCAGCGAGCGCGCAGCGGCACGTTGGTTCCAGCCGTTCTCTTTGAGAGCGGTGATTAGTTCGTCATCTGTTCGCATTGATTCCTCGTTCGCGCTCGCGCGCGCTTAAGTGCCTGCTCGACAGAGATCTTGCCGAAGTTGGATTCGATCACATCGCTGTCGATGGTACCGCGCGCTCGGATCGTCCAGATGCGCACGATGCGTTTCAATCCCAGCTGGAACTGTCGCACGGGTCCGACTCGTTCCACCATCTGCTGCCACAGCTCCGCGTTCCAGAAGTAGCTGTAGAAGACGACGTCGCGGCATACCTTCGCGAGGTTGAGCCCGAACGCGTTCTGCTCGTGCAGCAGCAGCATCTTGATCTTGCCGGCGTTCCAATCCGCTTCGTCCTTGGGGCCCTGGTACACCCGCGCCTCGGGAAAGGCTGCCAGGATACGAGGTACGTCAAACTTCCACCAGTATGCCACAAGCAGTGGCTCCCCGCCAGATTCCTCAACGATGTCGGCCAGGGCCTCTACCCGGGCCTCGTGAATCTGGTGGGACATCGACATCTCGTCCCAGATACTGCCGGCAGCGATCTGCAATAGCTTGATGGACTTCACAGCCGCCGTGCCGGCGGTGATCTCCGTGTCGGACATCTCGAGGAACAGATCCTTCTGCATCTGACGGTACTTCACCATCGCGTCGGCCGGTAGGTCGATCTCGATGGGGATCTCCTGGGGCTTATCCAGGGGCAGCCAATCCTCGGCGCGCAGGGCGAGCATGCGATCCGCCACCGCTTCGTGGATAGCCGTTTCGGCCGCCCAACCCTTCTGTATGTCGATGCGGCGGGAGTACCGATTCTCCTGAAAGTACGCCTCCAGATAGGCGCTATACGTTCGCTTCAAACGCTCGCCATAGTCTAAAAACCAAAACTGCCCCCACAGATCCTGCAGTCCGTTAGGCGTCGGCGTGCCCGTGAGATTCCACCAACGCCCAGTAAAGCGGGCGATCATGGAGAGTGCAGCAGCCCTGACTCCGCCCTTCTTGATGCGGAATCCCTTCAGCCGGCTGCTCTCGTCCGCGATCACTATCTTGAAGGGCCATTCTCGATCCTTGAATTGTTCAACCAACCACGGCACGTTGTCGTAGTTGATGATGTACATATCGGCGATGCTCTTGCGCAGCGCCGCCTGCCGTGCGTCGCGCTCGCCAAGCACCTTGATGATGCTTAGGTCTTGGAACGCGTCCCACTTCGCTGCCTCGCCGTCCCACACCACCTCGGCAACACGCTTGGGCGCCAGCACAAGTGCAGGGAAAAAGCGCGAGCCCCCCATGCGCAATAAATCGAGCGCAGAGAGCGTAATACTCGTTTTACCGAGTCCCGGGTCGGCTACCAGCATGCCCCGGGGGTTCTCTATTAGGAACTTAGTGGCAATCCGCTGCCACGGGCGCGGTTCAAAGTGCTGGGGCAACACGCTTGGGTGCCAGCACAAGTGCAGGGAAAAAGCGCGAGCCCCCCATGCGCAATAAATCGAGCGTAATACTCGTATTACCGAGTCCCGGGTCGGCTACCAGCATGCCCCGGGGGTTCTCTATTAGGAACTTAGTGGCAATCCGCTGCCACGGTCGAGGCTCGTAGTGCTCAGACACGCTCAGCACCTCGACCGATCATGCTGAAGATCCACACGTCCACCGCTGGCTTCGACTTCAGCACGAACACATCCATCCCGCGCTTGCGCCACCACTCATGTCGACGCAGCTGGTGATCCTCCGGTGTCGCGTCCTCCGCCCACTTCGTCTCCACCATGCAGCGGTACTTGTTCGGGAAGCTCACCAGCCGATCCGGGTCGCCCCGGTGACCCGGGTTCGTGTGCTTCTCGCACGCTCCCCCCAGCTTCTCCACCTGTGCCGTCAGGTAATTCTCCACTGTCTTTTCGCGGCGCAATGCGTCCTCCTTTGATCGCCTGACCAAACTGCCTGCTACCGAGGATCCACGCCTTCGCTTCGTCCTCATCGAAGAAGCTGGCGCACCACACATCCGCGGTGGCGCCCTCGGCGATTACCTCGCTGCCGTACACGCCGATGGCTTCACCGCCGGGGATCGGCATTGCCTTGAGCACCAGCGTGCGTGGCAGTACGTGAGTCGAGTCAATCGTTACCGTCGTCTGCGTCTTCTCCGTCATCGTAGTCCTCCTCGTTTTCTGGTTCAAATTCTCCACACGTGCAGTCCTCGACCATACAGACGTGCGAGAGTGTCAGAGTCTCGTCGTCGTGGTCCTCCTCGTGGTGTCCACATACGCAGCGTCCCATAATCTTAACCTCCATTCCGTATGCGATAGCCACTGCGACCATGTCGGGGCGCAGCGGCAGCCAGCTGTTGTCCATCACGTATTGCTTGGTGAGACGGATCATCGCTTGCCGTATCGCACGTTCGTCCACGTATCCACTGCCAGGGGCAGTCCCGGCGCCCAGTCGATGGGCGCAGTCATCATCTTCGCCAGCCGCTCCGCCGGGTACGAGCCCTTGGGGACGTCGACTGACAACTCATCGTAGATGTGCAGGTTGATCGCGGTGCGCTCCTCAGGGGGCAGCGTATCGAGGTATGCCTTGATCGCCGGCACACTCATCGTGTCCGCGTGCACGCGCAGCTTTGCCACGCGCAGGATGTCGTTAGCCGTCGCCTGCATGATGTTCTCGACGAACAGCCCAGGCCACGCGGTGATACGGCGCCAGCTCTTGCCGCGCGCGGTCAGGTACGACACCACCTTGACCTTGCGGTCGCCCTCATCAGGATCCTCCAGCATCTCGCCCGCGATCTTCGGCGATGCGTATAGCAGGCGCCGCCCGCTGGGCAGCTCGATGATCAGGTAACTGCCGTTGCTCCAGATCCAGCAGTACCCGGCGCGAATCTTCGGGGCACCCGGGTTCTCGATGGAGTCCTGTACCGCGTTGCCGACGTCTTTCTTGAACTGATCGATCTTCGAATTGGTCGTGCGGTACAGCTGCTTGAGCACATCGCAGGCCTGATAGACCTTCGGTTCCAGGTTGTAGTCCTCGTTCAGCTGGAACGCGCGACGCCACGCGCGATAAGCCTTCTCGCGCTGAAGCGGGGTCGCACGCGGTAGGACGATGTCGGCCAAAGGCTCCAGATCCATCTGGTAGACGGCCGCCATAGTAACCAGAGCGCCCACGCCGCCACCAAAGCCGAAAGCAAGTTTCGATACCTTGCCAGCCTGCCTCTCGGTATCGTTGACGTTGAGGACGGGGGTACCGAAGAACGCGCTGAACTGCTTGCGATAAACATCGAGTGCCTTGTTGTGGGGATCTGCGAATGCGGCACGGAACGCTTCTACTTCGTCGAACTCGCCCGCGTGCCACGCGGTGAGGACGGATTCGATATTCTTCCAGTCGCCAACCACAAGATCATTGCCGGGTGCTGCGACAATAACATGGCGGAGGGCAAGGGACGCGGCTTCGTGTGGGCCCCCGTAAACCAGCGGGTTGCAAAGTGCCTTACGGTTGTAAATGCCGGGTAGGATGACTTCATCGATGTAGCTCGCCTTTACAGGCGATAGCTCCATGCTACCGTCGACGCGTCGCACGTTGAGCGCGGGTCGTGGCATATTGAGAGGCTGAAAACCTCGCCCCGTGTCACGGCCTGTTCGGCCAGCTCCATTAAACTGGATCGTGTGGCGCTGACGGCTATTTGGTCCAAGCATGTTAATGCCTCTCGTATACTTGGAGCCGGAAGACTTACTAGCCTCCAGTCTTTGTTCGAGCAGTAGGCGTACCACTGGGTCGAGATCGTCATGTTCTAACCACTCCCGCACCTCAGCGGCGCGCATTGTTTCTATCGGTATGTCGAGTCGATCACGGAGGAATCGCAGCAATCGGTCACGTTGAGTTGCAGCATGCACTTGCCCCCCGGTAAGTTCCGCCATTGTACCGTCACTCGCCACCTTCGCGTCGGCGAGGAAAGCCACAGCCGCCTGAGCCAAGTCAAGATCAAAGCCAAAGCCGCGCTCGTTCGCCAGCTGATCAAGGTGCCATAGTGCCAAGTTCTCGTCTCGGTAGTTGTGCGCTGGGAGACGCCGAAAGATTTCGCGAAGGGACTCCGTATCCCTGATAGCGTAATTGCAGAAACGAGCCCACGCATCGGGAGCCTCCTCGGGTTGAATGAATCGCCCCTGCTGGGGGACGCAGAAAGTGTGGATCAGCTTCGCATCGTCGACCAGCTTTTGCTGATCGGCTGGCAGCCCGAGCACCTGTCCTAGCAGCTCCAGGGATCCCGGGAGACCGTGCGAGTAGGCCTGGGCGCGCGTGCAACGCCAGCGGGAGACGTCGCCAAAAAGATTGCTGGGGAGTACGGGCAACCGTATCCCCAGCGCGCGCAAAAGGATGAGCCGGTCGAATGAGGCGTAGTGTGCAACGAAGGCGCAACCGACATCGTCAACGGCTGCCTTCAGATCCGCCGGCATGAAGTGCACGCTGGCGGAGCGCTCCTTCGGGAACCAGATCTTCACTGGTCCGTTGTCGAGGGCGTAGGTGACGATGATGCACTCGGCATCGCGCGTGTACTTATCGAGGCCCAGGTCGATGGGCGTCGCGCTCCGGGTCTCGGTATCGATGAAGCAGTGTTTAAACATCAGGCGTCAGGAAACTTCGGTGTGCCGATGTGGAGAGCCACTTGGGCCCGCAGTCGCATCACCTCTTCATGCAGGTAGGCGTTGACATCCACCAGCTTAGCGTCGGCGAGCCGCCAGTAGAGATTACGCAGCGTGTAGGCCCCGGCGGCTGCTGTCAGCACGCCGAGGCCGAACGCTGTGGCGATGAGCCACATCATGGTCAGATCAGACCGGCGCCGCCAGTGGCCGCAGCAGCCGCTGGCGCGGGGGCATCGGCATCGGAGGCCACGAGTCCGAACTCGCTGGCACTGACAATCGACGCGCCCTTCAGTCGCTCACCGTGTCGCAGGAACTGCACGCCCATCAGCTGACAGCTGACGCCCTTGCCGCCCTTCGCGTGGCTGTAAGCAAAGCAGCTCACAAACACGTTGGCGTAGCAGCCCGGGTAGGGGTACATCGGGTGAGCCGGGGTCAGCACAACCGGCGTGCCGATGGTGGCGATGTTGACGCCATTCTCGGTTACGACGATGTTGGGCTGGTCGCTATTGCTCGCGCTGATGTACAGCAGATCCTTGTATTCCGGCTTGCCGGCACGGTCCACGTTACCGCGGTGCAGAGCCAGCTTGTTGTTGGCAACAATCTGCTCCAATACCACGGTCGCCTGATCGCCGAACTTGCGGATCACCGCTTCGCGCTGCATCGCCTTAAACCCGGCGAGCTGCGGATGCGTCTCGGCCAGGATCAGGTCAGCGTGGTACTTGCCTTTCAGCTTGCCGGTGGCCGGATCGATCTCCGCATCCTTGCCGACGTACGGGGTGGTCAGCGATACACGAGCCAGTCGCACGTTATCGATCTGCATGATCAAAGGTTTTTCATTAGCCATAGGTTCCTCGATTTATATCAACGGGTCAGTTTTGACCGGTGCGAATTCCACCGGCTTGATTATCACCTCATCGCGTCCGTCGTCAACGGGCGCGAGTGAGAGCGATCCATCGTTCTGCGACACGTAGGGCGCCACAGACACGTAATCCTTTTTCAACAGCTTCTCGGCCTCCGTGGGGCTGATGACTTCGCGCGGCTTGAAGACCTTGTCCTCGGGCAGTATGAACTGCAGCGCGGTGACAGCCTTCGACTCGCTCGTCCACTTGCGGGCGCTGCGCTTACCGCGCACCAACTTGTAGCCTGCGATCTTGCGCCCATTCATCGCTCGACGCAAGGCCTCGGTGCGGTAGTCCTTGCAGGCCTGCTCGATCTCATCGACGCGCATATACAGCTGCGACAGCTGCTCGTCGTCTATCGCGTGCTTAGTGATGACGGCCGAAAAGAGATCGACGATACGTTTTGCCCGGGCAGGACAACTGCCGCGCACAGGGCACCACATACACTGCTCGTCTCCAGCGTTGAGATGCTGGCTGGCGTCGAATTCGACAACGCCGTAATAAAGGTCATACGCAAGTTCTGCAGCGGGTCTGACGGCGGCAGTGAAGGTCTCGATATCCTTACGGGTGTAGGTCCATTCATCGTAGTGGCCTATCTTCGGTTGATGGATGCAGAACCGCAGCGCGTTGATCGGCGCGGTCAGATCGAATTTGTAGAGCGCGGCGGCGAGGTAGGACAGGCCCTGCAGATTGTCCTGCGCGTTGACACGGATGTACCCGTCCTTGAAGTCGTGAACGGTCAGCACTCCTGTGTAGTGCTCGCCCGCCAGCTCGACGGATCCTAGCTCATCCAGCTTGATGATGTCAGCGTGCCCGATCTGCCCTGGGCGCCCGAAGATCGGGCTCGTATCCAGCTCCAGCTCGACCCACATGCGCCCAGGCTCGCGGTAGATGTTGCGCATGCACGCGCTCACGCGGTCGCAGCGGTCCTGATCGATGATGAAGCTGAACTCGCCGAACTTCAGTTCCTTACCCAAGAAAATCTCGGGCGGTTGGGTAGTGCGCAGGCATGTCTCCAAGATCCAGTGCGAGCACGTGCCGCTGGCATTGTACTCGGCATCGACGTCGGGGACGCCTTTGCCCAGGTACAGCGAGCCAACGCAGCGAGCCCACATCTCCGAGGCGGAGGGCGCGAGGATCGAATGGACGCCGCTACTCATGGGTAGCGCAGCTGCAGGGAGTTCCAGTCAAAGCGACATCCTACGCATTTCCAGCTGTAGTAGTGGCTAATGATCTTCGTCGGGGCCTTTGACGAGGCCCAGCAAAAGAATGCGAACTGTTCACCGAGACTAACCACGGTATGGCTCCATTTCAACTTCACGCCAGCGGAGAAAGATACGGTCGCCTGTCTTCGTCAGCTCGGGCGGGATCTCGACGGTGGGGAACACGACGATCTCGTTCACGCGCAGCTCCGTCTTCTTGTAGCTCAGCCTTAACGACTTGCGGATGTGCTGCCATAGATTCGTGGGCCAGCTCGCGACCACGCGGTCATCCTGCAGCGTTTTTCCGGGCATCCAAAAATCACAACGCAGCATCTTCATGGCGGACTCGACCGTGAACTGCTCACGCACGCGTGTGCGCAGCTCGGTGCTGCTGTCGAATTCATCGTGCATCCAGTTCACGCTGAACTGTTGGATAGCTAGCTCATACTGGCGCTCTGTCAGCGTGCGCTCGCGATAGGGAGGGCTCGTTGTCATGCGTACTGTCCTCTCACCGCTGCCTCGATGTCGCTCATCGCCTTCGACAGCGCGCGTCGCGGCTGGTAGTTGTACAGCTCCGCGATCAGCCGCTGCGCCGTAGACTGCAGCAGTTGCGCGCGGTAGTTGCGGTCGCCGTGAATCAGGCTGCGCTTCGTCTGCGAGGTGAACTCCGCAGCGTGCGCGTGCACTTCCTCGCGGTAGCGGAAGTCCTGATCCTTCAGGTACTGCTCCCACCACTCGCGCGCGGCGTCCGGCGGCGGAATGTCGCGTACGAGGTTCATCTGCCGCTCCCCGTGCACCTCCTCGTGCGCGACGATGGCTCGCGGGAGGGACACACCGCATGGGTTATAGATCGTGTCGCCCCAGGCGAACACGACACCGGGCTGCGATGCTGTGGGAAACACCTCGAGGATGCGGCTGATAATCGGCGGGAATTCGTTGACGATCTTCATGCGGCCTCTGCCTGTGCTCCGAAGGCTCGGGTGATGGCGTAGCGATCCAGCTCTGGAGTCCCGGGAGTCGGGCCGCTCGGCGGCTTGCCCAGCGGCGGATCCGCCGGCTTCGGCGGCTCCTCGCCTTCGTAGATCGCCACCAGCAGCGCGTCACCGCCCAGCCGTTCGACGAGACCCTTAGCGTACTGCTCGGCCTCGGCGATGGTGTCGACGTTGACGCGCCGCCGCTGCATCGTCCAGAACTTGATCAGGTACTGCGTCATACGATGATGACGGGGTCGCATGCGCGCCAGCGATACGCGCCCACGTCGTAGTCGACATCGAGTGGAAGCGGGTGCGTAATATCAGACCGGCTCAACGCGTGGGACTTTATCTTCCTGCGCGCTAGATCATCATTGCGCTCCTTCAGGTCAACGCCAATCTGCTCGACGCCACCGTCGGTCGTCCTGAACAGCGAATCGTAGCGGCGCGGTATCGTGTCGTTGACGTAGCGGTAGCGCATCGGGATGCGATTCCACGATGCCGCCCGCACACTCGTCTGCGGGTCCGCTATCCCCGCGTGTTGAAGCGAATTCTCAGAGTGTGCGGGCAACAGCTTGTCGAGGCTGACTGCAGCGGCAAGTCCCGCGCCCAGTCCGAAGAAGTGTCTGCGGTTGATCACGTTGGGTCTCCCAGGGTTTTCAGCCGCGCGTATTCCTCCTGCAGCGTCTCCGCACGTATCAGCCCCGCCTCGATTCTTTCCAGAGCTGATCCGAACCGGATCGGACCGTCGATCTCGTGCTTCGCGTTATCGGCGTGTAGACACACGAGAGCTAACTCGTTCTCAAATGCGCGGCGGATGCCGTTCATCTCGCCTTCGTGCTTAATTTCCCACAACGTAGACATGATGTCGTTACTCCTCAGTTACGTACAGAGCCCCCGGCCGTTTGCCATACACCGCCTCGGTTCCTTGGGCAGCGCGCTACTACGGGCGCGGGGGATGTACTCTTTCGGTTCAGACCAGTGAGCTGTTCGCCTTCGCCGTCTTCGCTATCTCGTACGCGGCGGTGGCTTCATCGAGCACGCCCTGCACTTCGTCCGGCAGCAGCTCGGAGCAGCGCGTGATGCCGCGCCGCTTGCCGAGGATCGCCAGAGCCTGATCGCGACTGTAGTCATTCGCCAGGGCGATGACCGCGTCGGTCGTGGTCTGCAGTAGCGTCTTCTCGGCCAGCGTCTGTGCGGGCGGAGAGGACGCAGGCGGCGCCGCTGCCGCAGCTGCGGGAGCCGTCGCTACTGCTGGCGTGGAGGGAGGCGCCGCCTGCGTGGTCGGTTTGGTGGTGGCTTTCTTAGTGCTCGGCTTGCTCGGAGGAGCCTGGGCCGGGGTGGATGCGCTGGTGTTGACGGCGGGAGCCGGCGGCGCGGCTGCGCCCTGGGCAACGGCGACCGCTTCGCGAATCGAGTTGGGCAGCGACGGGTGTGAGGCGGCGACGATAAGCAGCGACTCCAACGCCGTTGCTATACGTTCGAACGTAGCTTCGAGTGTCATGTTGACTCCTGAATAGTTGATGGGCTCATACTACGAAGATCTGCTGGCGAGGGCCATGCATCTGATCTGCGTAGATCGACTCTTCTACGGTGGCACGATCCAGGCGGTCTGTCAAGTATCTGCGTTCCGCGGCCTCAATCTGCCGGCGCAGCGGATCAGATTTCGGAAGGTCGTTCAGGAACCGTTCGAAGGCGCGTGTGCGCCCAGCGGGGACCGTCCCCGTTAAGTTCTTTCCAGCGCTCATAGGCTTCCTCTGCAGTTGATCCAACACCCTGGGTACAAAATCCGTTGAGAAAAGACCGGGCTACCCAGTAGCCCAGTCCCTTCGATGAGTATGAAAGCCGGGGCTTCACGACTGTGCCTTAGCCTCACCGGCCGCGTAGGCAAACTGTCCGTCGAGTTTCTTGTCGGCCTTGCGGATGCGCTCACGCGCAGCCTGCCACGCGGTGAACGCGGTGAACGCGCGTGACAGGCGCCGCTCCGCGCGCTTCATCTCACAGGTGGTACCGCACATCGCCCGTTGTCGACACCACTCCTCCAGGGCGAGTCCGTACTCGATCCCGGGGTTCTTGTTGGGGCGCTTCATGACATCACCTCCATTTCGCCGTGCTCGGGGCAGTGCGGCGCGCCGACTTCGAGCCATCGCGCGGTGGTCCGCACGGTGTACCCGCAGTCGTTGCACTGGCACTTGATCAGGCGAGTGGTCTGCTTGTTCGGGTTCTCGCGTTCCTTCATCACCGCGCCTGGGAAGGCCGGCAGCTTCTCCAGCCACGCGTTGATACTGCCGGTAAGCGCTTCGCCAGGGACCGTTGCCGTCATCTGGCCCGTGAGCCCGACTGCCAGGGCCAACTGTTTAAACGCACCACGGTGCTTGTGCTGGAGCCCGACCTGGGCGTGAATCAGCTCATGCAGCAGGGTGTGGACGGAGTCGAAGGGCGAGAGGATCGGGGAGATGAAGATCTCGCTCGCCCCGTCTCCGCTAGCCGTCGGGCTCCAGCACTGCCCCACCGACTTGCGCCCGCCGCGCGAGCCCTTGGGGAATCCGATGGAGTAGCGAACGAATCGCGTGGCGTCGCGGCGCTTCATGCCGGCGTGCGCGTCGATGAGCGGCCAGAGGTACCGCTCGGCGACGATGGTCAGCCAGCCTTCCCGGGTGAGGGCGGCGCTCATGCCCGCACCGGGAACTGGATGACGTTGGACTTGGCGTGGTTTATCGGGCACCACGGCTGGCAGACGTGCGGCGCCGGCTGCTCGGTGGCGTCGACCCGCACAAAATCGGGGTTCTGCAGAAGGAAGGCGGAGAGATGGGTCTTGATGTAGGACCGCTGGTGGGCGACGTTGGCGGCGCTCGGGTGGACGTTGGCCGCGATGGGTACCAAGTCGAGGCTGAGAGCGGTGATGATCATGGCTAGCTCCTGAACAGTTATTGAATTACCGAGGGCGATTCTCGCCGATCCCTCATACCCTGTCAACAGCTTTCTGCGCGCGGGCCCACAGCTCGGGGGATACCAGTTGCAGTGCAGCATCGAACCGATCCACGATGGGCCTAGAACGCGCTACGCGGCGTTTATGGCGACTGTCTCGTGCCCCGCCCTTAGTCTCAGTCCTGCCCCACAGAACCCGGCCGGCGTAGCGAGGATTGGAAAGGACGGCCCTTACGCCCCATTTGCTCCAGGCGCCTCCGCGGGGGGCCGGGGTCACGTTCGAATTGAGGTATGCTGCGATGCGACCAAGCCCGCTACCGGCGGCGCGCATCTCGAAGATCTCCCGCACGACCTGGGCGTGTCCGGGGTCGCTGTACCCATACACCGGGTGGGCGCCTGTCGACTTGCCGGCCAGGGCGAGTCCTTCAAGTCCCCGTCGGGTGCGGAAGCTGATCTCTTTGCGGGCGTGCTCGGCGATGGCGCCCTTGATCGCCATCACAAGGCCCCATCCGTCGCGTCTGGTGTCCTCGCCGACGCAGGTGACTACGTTGATGCCCAGGTCTTCTAGCTCGGCGCTACGGGCCCCAAACTCGGCCCTGTTGCGCCAGAGCCGGCTGATGTCCTCAACGATAATAACTTGGATGACGCCAGACCGCGCTGCCTGAAGCAGCAGCTGATAACCGGGGCGTTCAGTAGTACCGCCCGAGATCCCACGATCCTCATATCGGCATACCACGGTAAACGAGTTTGCTTCGGCAACGCGCTCGCACTGTCGAAACTGATCCTCGATGCTGGCGTCGCGTTGTTGGTCACTGGAAAACCTCGCATACAGGGCTACGTTGGTCATGGCGGTCTCCGGGTCAGTGATTCAGCTTTGCAGTTATGACAGACCCACAGGTCTGTGAACCGCAGCCTAGCAAACCACTGGCGGATCCACAAGTGCCGGCACTCAGTCATCGTAGTCGGCCTCGAACGCGCCTGCGCTGGGAGGAGACGCCGCTACCACGCGAGTTTCTGATTGCTCGACGAACTCCATCAGTTTCGGCCATTTGAATTCAGTGGCGCGGTCGTTCATGACCTGATGAAAGAATTCAAGTGCCGTCTCGCGCCATCGAACATGTCGCCCCAGGGTAACTTCCATTCGGGCGCGTTCACAGTCGGGCTGCGGATCTCTAATCAATTGGGATGGGGGAGAGTCTAGTTCGGCGTCTTCATCGAATGCCTGCTTCAGCCTTGCAACCGCTGAGTCAACCATCGGGTGCTCGCAATCTAGGTAGGCCAGCGCTGTAGTTACGGCGCTCTTGAAAATCGCTCGTGATGTCAGTACGGTCTGATGAGACTCAACCGGCGCCGGATCGTTTGTAACTTCACTCATGGCTATCCTTCCTCCCGAGGCTATGCCTCGACCACCCAGGCGCTGCGGAACAGGATCGACTTGATGATGCTCATGTCGCTGTACGCAACGCTCTGATCCGTGCGACGAGTCTCCATCACCTGCTGACCGTCCTCGTGTGTCGACCACACCTGATAGACGACGTTACTTCGTTCTGGCTTGCTCATCGCTCCTCCGGTTGTAGAAGTCCTGGCGCTGCTGCACCAGGGATTTGTGACCTTCCTCGGTCGTGTTCAGCACGCGCTTCATGCGGTTGATGCCGCCGTACAGCGGCTGCGCCTTCGGCAGATCGGGATTGAACCGGCCGGATCGTCGCGCCTTGCGGTTGTTGACTTGACCACGCGCCAGCAGCGCGCACGGGACGCCGCGCTTCGAGGGGTTCGTGTAGCGGCGCTCCAGCCACTTCTCGCGGTCGGGGAAGTCACGCCCCGGGAAGTATGGCTCGTCGCTCAGTATCAGATCCATGAGCGATGCCGGCACGATGTTGGCTGGAGGGGAAGGGATCGAACCTTCGACCACGGGATTAACAGTTCCGCGCTCTACCACTGAGCTACCCTCCACCGATACTTGAAATGTCTCCCCGAAGTCGGGAACCGGACGCCACACCAGCTCGTCGTTCATGCCTTCACCAGCTTCCAGATGACCACGATGAGCAGAATACAGATTAGAAAGTGCATTAGCGTAGATCCTCGTTTGATTTGCGACGGTAGTCACGCATTGCCCGCTCGTGCAGCTCATCATGCGCGGCCTTGTGCGGCGGGCATCGCTTCACCCACTCGCCGCAGCGATCACCGTGACCGTTGTGAGTGCAGCCGCAGTCCAGCTCCGTAATGACGACGTCGGACTGCGGCTTGCGACTCATGCGTACACCTTGTCCAGGCGCACTTTCTCGTAGGTCGCGGTCCCGGTGAAACCCGAATACAGCCAATCCTTCGGATCGACTACCACGCGCGCCACCACGACCCCGCCACCGGCGTTTTCCTTCGCCTTCTGCAGCGTACGGTACACGTAGATGCCGACACTGGCGTTGTACACCTTGACCCGTTTCCCCTTGACCAGCTTGGAGATGCCGGTCCACTCTCGACGCTTGCCGGGACCGCACTCGCGAACTTCGCCGACGACCCAGGTGAAGCCATGACGCTGCGCGGACTGCAGTTCGTAACCGATCATGGGATGGGCTACCCAGCGGAGCACCTTGTACGCGTATCGCGACTTCGGCGCTGTTGCCTTTGGATTGATCATGAAACACATAGCTTGAATACCTCAGTGATGCTGCCAGATGAAATAGGATGCGCGGGCCTCGAACACCTCGCGTGGGCCCACCAGGGCGCCGCACTCAGGATTGCCGGCTACCGGATGACAGGGCTCCAGTACGACGCCGTCGGCGACTGTCAGCTCGAATCGCTTGACGCGCCAATGCAGCGCCAGCTGCGCGGAGTCGTAGCCGTAGTTTGTGGGATTGGGTCCGAAGTGCTGGCTCGCGTGGGAGACGTGCACCGCGTCGAGCGACACGTCGGGCTCTAGCGCTGCGCAGCCCGAGAACGCGATGCAGGTGAGGATGACCGCCGCGATGACGCAGATGTCGATGACAAGGTCTCCTAGCGTTCTCATCGGCGTGGCTCCCGTGCGAATTGATGCCATCCCGAACCGCGGACGCGCCACCGAGGCACACCCACGATGAAGGCGACGAAGTTCCAGATGTATGTCATACGACCTCCACGTCGATGCCGAACTCTATGGCGTGATTGATCCAAAGCTCTACGTAGCGGGGTTCGACGGCGAGGGCGCGGCCCAGGGTCTGCGCCTCGGGCGGCGCATGCTCGCGCAGCCAGTCGTGCACCGGCCCGTCGAGGGGCTGGAGCAGGAAGATGGATCCGTGGTTCTGTACTTGAAGTCTCATGGTGGCTCCGAAAGATTTAATTACGGGACGGACCTTAACCCGCCACTGAGAACCTTGTCAAGTGCCTCCGCTTTCGCCCGCTGAATGCGGACGATAGCGGGACACGGATCCGTCCACTTGTGCGCGTTCGGCTGACATCCGCACGGCAGCCGTGCCCGCTGTCGCCTATGCCGCGCCATCGACGTCCGCGCTGGTAGCGGTGAACCGCTGCAACGGCATCACGCGGCGCCAGAACTCCCACAGCAACCACCACCGGCGCTTCACGTGGACGCCCTCGACGATGAAGATATCGCCTTCAGTAAGTTGCGGCCTCGACTCTACCCAGCCGCTCATGCGAGCGAATCTCCGCCTTTCAGCGGATCGCCGCGCACATCGTGCGGGCCTTCTAGCGGCGCATCGAGCGCCGCCAGCTTCGCGGCTTCGCGCGCAGCCTTCGCTGCCAACTCGGCCTGATACGTCTGCCAGTTCTCGACTTCGACGCCAACGATGCGCGCGACCTTCAGCAGATCGAAGTGACCCTGTAGCGCGATGATGTACGGGTTCTGCGTGCTGTTCACGCTGTTGCCAGGGCCGGCATCGCGTTCGAGGCCCATGCGCAGGGCGCGTGCGATCATCATCGCTTCCTGTTCTTTGTTCACGTTGTTACTAGCGTCGGACATAAATATTCTCCGTGAGGGTGGCGTGTGCTTCAGCTACCCAGGTAATCGTATCGTTGTTGACTGTATACAGCGCGAGCCGCCTGTTCGGCGCATCGCCCTCGTAATCCGAAATCAGGTTGACCCCGCCGCTCCACATAGCCACAGTGTTGCGAATGTCCTCTTCCTTCACTCGCACTCGCTCACCCATGCGGTAGTCGTCTGCGAACACCGAGCTGCCGCCCAGTTCCGGTTTGTACAGCTTCTCGATGTCGCGGTCAATCTTTGCCATCTTGTGTCCCTCGTTACTCCCGGCCGATGCACGTGTGCGCAGCGCGGTGATGACCTCACTCGAATCCGGCATCAGCCGTCGCAGTCGGGAGAGGTGTTTGCGCGCCAGATCGACCGTGCGCTTGCTGACGTGCAGCTTCTTCATGATCTCGGCTCGTGTGAGTCCCTGGGCCTGCAGTATCGCGACTTCGCACTGCTCGGGTGTCGCTGTCTGTGTCAGCTGTTGGGCCGCGCTCATTGCCTCAGCGTGAGCCAGAGCGTTGTCCGCTACTGGGATGTGCTCCGACAGGTTCTCAGCGCGTATGCCCTCCCCCGACTGCCAGGATCTGCGCGCGTTGCGCAGGGCGCCGAGGAACCATTCCTCCAGGGAGATCTGCGGTGTGTAGGTGGATCGATTCTGCCAGCACCATAGCAGCGCTGTGGCTGTCACATCATCTCGATCCGCACGCTGCAGGCCGCGCAGGTGATAGCTGGACCGACTCGAAGCGCGGCCGAGGGCTATGACGAATGATTCAGCGGCTGATGTCACTTGCGCGCCCGCACCTTTGCCCCGTGTTTAAACAGCTCGCCTTCCGCGAAGCTATCGATGTACGCCTTCTCGGTAGGCGCACGCTCACGATGCTGCAGGTTGCGGTTCCACGCGCCCGAGACATCACCTGTCGGGAACCGGTTGCCCTTGTTCCATCGGCTCTGCGGGTGTTTGATCTTGCTCATCGAAACCTCCATCCAAGTATCCATGCGCGACCGAAACTCGTGATGGCGATGCACTCCTTCCCGTACACCGGCAGGCGTCGGTAGAAGGGCCATCCGAACCAATAGAGTCTCATGCTAAATCCTCGTTCGTTTGTGTTGATACGATTGCCCAGGTGCGACCGTCCTCAGTCTTCTGACCGTGAATCAGTTTCCACGTGCCGCCCCTCCTGTCACGATTCTCGCGCAGCCAGTACCCTACCTTGCGCGGGCTGTAAGGCTCATCGCATCCGGCGGCGACGAGCGCATCGTTCAGCTTGTCGTGATTGCCGGCGGCCCGCGCGATGTCGGGCGCGGATATCTCGCTGCCGGCGAACATCGGGCCGAGGATCCTGAAGACTGCACCCAGCCCCGCGGTCTCCGGGTCGGTTTCCTTCTGCGTCTCGACTGGATCAGGCAATCCGAGCCACAGCATCGGGTTGCGTACGCGCTTCGACCACTGCTCGAATGTGGGCAAGGGCGCCGGGTACTTGCGCGTAGCTCCGTGCAGCCGGTACGCGCGCACGATTGTCAGTGCAGCAACCAGCAGCTCGGGGCGGTGCTCGTTCACGTACTCGCGCAAGTCGGGTATCTTGTACTCGCGCCCTGCGTCCGCGCCGTTCGGTGCGACGAGTCGTATCACCAGTGAGCGTCGGGCCATATCCGCCACGGGCGTGACGTTGTTACCCGATGCGCTGATGACCATGCGATTGCGCACGATGGGTGATTCACTCACGCCTAGCTTGCGGTCCTGCCACTCGGTAGCCGTGATCACCGCGCACAGCTCCGCAGCGCGCGCCTTGAACCCGTTGGGCATGTTGTCGAAGATCATGTTGCGATTGCCGGCCAACATCGAGGACATCAGCGTCTTGCGCAGCTCGTCCTCGGAGCGCAGCCACGGACGGCGCGGCGGGCGCTTGCCGTGCACGATGGTGCTGGGCATATCGGTCAGCATCGATTTACCGGCGCCTGGATCTGCGGCCGTATACCAAAACATCGGCGAACAATCTACCGACAGGCGGGTGGCTTCGGTGAGTAGATGAGCAGCGAAGGCGCTGCGGGCATACTCGTCTTGATACGGGAACTCGTCGAACGGGGATAGGAGTACATCAAGGGCGCGTCTCGCATCTGCCTCAGTAGGCTCAGATAAGATCGCAGGGAAGGTGGCATTGGGACTATATATTGCGTGGGTTGCCGCGTCGTATCCTGGCTCATCGCAAATACTCCCGTCCGGTCGGATGAATGGCGCGGTGACGATGGCTTCGAGCTGTCGCAGATCCCAAATCGAGCGCTTGACGAACTTGTCCGCGATATCGTCAGGGCAGTTGATGTCGACCCAGCCCTTAGCACGCGCGTCGAACTTCTGCCACTTCGCCAGCTGGGTCAATCGTTCAGCCAGCAGCCCCGCGGGCATGGGGCGCATCGTTGTATCCTCGACGCGCAGCAGCTGTCCGCCGTTGTGATACAGCTCATCCTTCATCAGCGTTGTGCACCACTCGATGCAGAGCGGCAGGTTTCCACCCTCAATTCGTATCGTTTCGCGAGCGGGCTTGGGTGGCATTGGATCGACTGTACAGACTTGCCCTTTATCGTCCACCACCGGTAATCGTCCCACTGTGACGGGTGCGGGGTTTCCCCCGGACTCAACGAGCCCGAAGGCTTCTGCAGGAACAGTCTTTCCCCAACCATTGGCTCGCGCGATAGAAAATATGTGGCGGAAGTCAGATCGGGGAACCTGATTAACGTGAGCAGACCACCAACTTTCGGGCTGACCCGGCTCGTAGTTAGCGGCTTGCTTTGAGAAGTCGAGCCAGAGCTGTGCTGCGGGTCGCGTGTCCTTGATTGAGAGGAGCGCATAGCCTATCTCCGACCATCCCTCGTTGGTTTCAGCAAAGTCGCCCTGCTGGATGTGACGCAGGGCGCTGCCCAGTTCTTCCCACTCACTGTCCGTCATCTCAGTGCGGACAGGATCATCCTCATTCGATGTGCGGTCTTTCGATGGGGCGCC